TTAGGCTAGGTATTTCTTTGCAAGCGGATCCGCGCGCTTGATGGGCTCGTGGGGGTCACGAGTCTTCAACGACATGCGGACGAACTTCTTCCCGACCCTGGGAACCAGGTCAGAAGGCACACGCATGACAAATTGGAAAACGGAGCCGCGCTGTTGAATGTAGCGCGTTTGGAGTGTCACGGTAGAACTGATTGGTACGAGCATTACGATCTTCCGGGAACCCGGTGTATCACACCTGGGCGGCTGTTTGTATCACAGCCTCAGTCTAGAAAGAATCGTAAGTGTTTTATTTGAAACGTAAATTGTACCAGGGGATGGTGCTCCGGCCGGAATCGATGAGTCCGCCAGAAGTCGCGTGGCTGCTGGGTTTTCTTGGCAAGCTCATCTGTGACGTGGATACACTCATGGATACACAGCCGTTTAGGGTATGGGTGCGCTTTTCGTTTGCGGAAGCTCGTGGCACAGGTTTGACCCGCGTTGATGGTTCAGGTTCGCTTTGTTTGATACGGACGGATGGCTGGCGTCGCGGCTGATCGGGCCGAAAATTTCGTCGCGACGAAATTCCCAAAAAGTTCGTCATGACGAACTTCTGACCTGTTTGCACGACGCCGGCGCAGACCAGGAGTTCATCATGACGAACTTTTGGCCTGCTCGCATGCACGCTGCTCGAGCTTGGCTGGCTGCGGCTTGTATCTCTTGCTGATCACGCAGCGTTTCAAGGTCTTGAGTCCTGTCGGCGGGCGCGAATGCAATCGACTGCCCACTGTTCCACTTCGCTTTTGATCCAGGCGGATGACCTACCGCTGAGCTTCACAGGTTTGGGGAAGTCTCCTTTCTTTATTGCGTCATAGACGCTACTTCGCGACTTACCGCAGATGGCGAGTACCTCCTTCAGTCTGAGGAACCGAACGTCAGCACGATTGCTCGACGCACGACGTTCAACCGCAAGATTGACCGTTTGCTGATCCATGTACGCCTCCAATGTGAGATTGGAAAGAAGCATCGCAGCTACTTAGCAGGATTGCATGTGTCGCCGGCGCTTCACGGGTTCAGTTCGCGCGGCTGCGATGCAGATTGCAGTGTGCCGTCGGTAGCGAGCCCAACATTGCGCTGGTACTTATGCAAGCGTCATTAGGCTGGGTTCGAAGTGTTGAAAGCAGGGTTCTCGGGTTTGGTTTTCGAGGGCAGGATAGACTGGCGTCTTGCGTTGTTAATCTCTTCAAGATTAACAACGGTTTGCATCATCGTACGCGTGGAACCGCCCAGAATGTAGCTGCTCGGTCATACGGACAAGTCCTAACGAACCATGGTATGTCTTCCGCACGTGATCACCTGCATCAAAGAAGTATTCTTGACCGCTGAAGTTTTTTAATTAATACTGTTTTTATATACAGTATAGCATCCAGACGGATAGCTAGGCGCAAACGTATACTTGGGGAAACACTTGACAATTTGTAACTAATTACGGTATATCATCTGGAACTGCGAGATGGAAATTAATTCTACTTTTCCAGAGGGAATACCTTGAAGTTACATGAAAAACCTCCACGAGAGCAAAACGGAAGAGACTCTTTTGCGAGGTACAAAGCTCAAGTACGTTCTGCTGCTATCGCTGCTCTGGCAATTCTTGAGGCAAAAGAGATAGACAGGATCTATTGCGACTTACATGATGATTACGTCATTCGCAAGAACGTGTCATCAAACATCAGTTATATTTTTACGCAGGTGAAGACACGTGCGAAGCAGAACCAAAATTGGACAATAAATGATCTGATCGGCCTTAGTGCTACTATTAAAGATCAAAAAAAGCAAGAGACGCCTAAAATTAAAGCAAGCTTTATTGGAAAGCTTCTAGCCCATACTGTAGTTTTCGGTGACTCATGTAATTCAGTAGTATTTCAAACAAACAGTAACCTAGATGATGTTGTTGGTGATCTATTTGATGACATTTCACTTAACGACTTTAGTTCAAAATATGCGATCGTTTTAATAGAAAGGTTCAACGACTGTTTCGCCGTTGAACTCGACGGCAAGAAACTTTCAATCAATGATATAAAGGTTTGCCTACGTAAAATTGTCTTTGAGACTGATGTTCAGCATCTAAAAGAAAAGAACACAAATTTTGACGAGACCGTCCGAAAAAAAATAAGGGAATTTAGCGAAATTGACCTGCAAATCTCTGAATTAGATCAGATTCTTTTAAAACTTCTCGATTTGGTCGAGAAAAAGTCTTCCGGAGTCATATCTGATTTGTCAGAATCATCATTCGATGATTTGGCCGGTATCTCTGTCTCTGATCTTCTTGAAATACTGTCAATTTCACGAGAAGCTTATGAATTGCTAATTGAGGGAGAAGACGATAAAGCGATAAAATCGGCTTCAATGATCCAACGCGCCTTAACTAGAGCGGGTGGACGTGCGGATAGTGTTGAATATTGTTCTAGATGCAAGATTAAATGGGATACTTGGGTTAGAAAAAATCGACTGCACCTGTCCCCACTAGATATGAACTCTATAACTCAATTAGTATCAGAGTTACTAATAGGCAATATTGGCTATGATGGGGTTGTATTGTTGTCGAAATTGCGTGAACCAATTAAATCGCTTGCTAAGCGTCTTGAGGCCGAGGGAATTTTATTTGACCTAGACACCGATACTTTACTAGGTGGATTTTTCTCCGAACTGATCAAAAATAGATCATGAATTTCGATACCTTCTTTGATACTTTAGAAAAAGACGAACTTGCTTTGAATGTTGGGGCAGGTACTTCGAATGGCCGAGACATCAATAATGAGGCGCTTTTTCAAATACCTTTAATTGCCCTAATAATTCTAGTCATGTCTGGTAGTCGACGAAAACCTCGTGTACCTGAACTTGGTCAATTCGTTGGTGAAAGTATCGAGGCGAGCCTGGGCGGCTTTAAAGGTTCTTCTCATAAGCTTGGATGGTCTGCAAATCTTAGAGTGCGTACAGTTGCTGCTCTAAGATTCTTAGAGCAAGCTAATTTGGCTGAAGTTCAAAATAGAATGGGCCGTATAACTGTAACAGAACTTGGGAAGCGAGTGATTAACAAGGTAATGAAAGACGATAACGATCTGAGTTATAACTTGGCAAGTATAAGCAGGGCATACAGAAACATATGTATATCTCGGCAGTTAGATCTGGAGCTCGAATGAAGCTTATATCTTTGCAAATTTTCCCAAAAGGTATCAATGGCTGGAGTTCTGATGAGTTCTTTTTTGGACCCGAAATAACTCAGCTTTTTGGCCCAAATGGCTGTGGGAAGACCCCTTTAGTTCAGTCAATCGTGTTTTGTCTTGGATATCCAAGCATTTTTCGAGATGAAATTTACCACCGATGTAATTATGCAACCTTGAAGCTAGAAATAAACGATGGTAATTATGAAATTTCTCGCCTTTTTAGCAGAGATACAGATATTACTGTAGTTACTCCAGCGGGAGTGTACGAAAGGTTTTATAACGAACGTGATTTTACCGATTATCTTTTCGAATTGTTCGGTTTTGAATCTGGAAATTTAGTCACCACGTCAAATAAATTAGGACTCCCATACATGGGTAGCCTATTGCCAATTTACTACTTGGACCAAGACGAAGGATACACAGAATTTTACGTTCCTCCAGACCGATTCATCAAGGATCAATTTTCCGAAATGATGCGTATCGCGTTCGGATTGCCAGTTAAGAATCTATTTGATGCAAAAAAAGACAAAATTCTTGCAAAAGAAGCGCTAGATTTTATTGACAAACTTGTTAATGAACGTTCCCGAGAGCTTGCGCTGGCGAAAGCAGAATCTGGATTAACAGAAGAGGAAACGGAAAGTACAGAACGAGAAATTTCAGTATTAGAAGCAGAACTGCAATCTTATAAAAGAGCCAACATAAAAAAAGATGATGCTTACGAAGCAATACAAAGACTTATAAATAATAACTTCAAAAAAATTTATGAAATTGACGCTGAGCTGAAAGAAACAGATTCGCGGATTAGAAGTAAGACTAAAATTATTGAAGAAATAAATATCGAAATTAATACGCTAAGTCTAAATGAAGACGCGCGTAGAGTATTTCTATCTTTTGAAGAAATATGTAAGTCTTCTTCGTGTGCGCTATTTGATACGACGTCGGAATCCTACGGTAAGAACCTATTATATTTACGAGACCAAATCAAGGACTTAGAGCGGAATTCACAAGCTGAACAGAACAGGGAGTCTCTTTTAAAAGCCCGTAGAAATGAGATTCTTCAGCAAAACCAAGAACTTGAAACGACGCAAAAAAATTCGGCTACAGAATCTGATGCCACATCGATTGTAGACGTTATCTCAAATATAAAAAATCAAATCTTTGAGTTGCAAATAAAACTAGCGGACAGAAAAAAGGTGGCGGCGCTCGAAAGGCGCTATTTCGAGACAATTATAAAACGCGATGCGGCACTCGACAAGTATGAATCTTTTTCGAATGATCGGAGCTCCAACCCTTCGTTAATAAAACTTCGATCAGACCTGCGCTCAGCATTTATTCGTTGGCTTACAACGCTAAGTACTAAGAATGTTAGCTTCGATATTACATATAAAGATGACTTTACGCCATTGTTAGGCGCAGAATCGGTAGCGCAATTAAAAGGAAGTACGAAAGTGCGTGTCGTTTTAGCCTATCATGCTGCCGTTTTAGAGTTATTGGCAAGTCGCAATGACAGTGGGTTAAGAGTATTAATTTTGGATACTCCTAAGCAGCATGAAATTAATAACGACGACTTGAATAGATATGTGCTGGGTCTTAAAGAAATATCTGGTAGATTTGGTGTTCAAGTTGTGTTCTCAACTACCGAATATCGATATCAAGTCGGGTCAAATGACAAGGAATGGATTCCAATGGAGGCGGGGGAAGAACAAAATATGTTTTTCCGTGTTGGTGGCTAATCACACATTATAGATACAAGGATCTAGAAAAAGTGAATTCTACTTTTAATTCAATAACACGTATGGATGAAGTATATGGGCCGTTCTAAAAAAGTCTTTCTCCCAAACGGTCGAAATTGGTCTAAAAAGGGTGACGCGAATAAACATTTTAAAGAAATTCTTGATAAATATGATGTCGGCGATCGAGTGGTCTCAGCTGACGACCATTCTGATCTTTCGGCACTTGTGAGTGTTTATGATGCCGAAATTTTATCTGACAAGTTGAAAAAATCTGGGCCTGGAATCGACTATTTTGAGAAAGACTGGGACCGAGATCATTCCGGCCAATCCAAATGCTTTTATGTTGTTCGAACTGATGGAACTCGTATCGATTTCAGTATCGGGAAAGCATTGGATGCGGCCGCAAATCGTACTAATCAGGAATGACGCTTTGTCTCTAAAACCTAGATGGATGTACGAATTAAGGGCTAACTCATGGTGCTTCTTCAAATCTTCAAAAATTACTTCGACGTCAACTTTATTGCATCTAGGTAATCTGCCCAGCGCTGCATCATTGATCGCCGGGCAGGCAGATGCGCCGTCCGGTTATACGCGCGTCCATTAGGATCCTTAACGGCATGCGCAAGCTGGTGCTCAATTAAATCAACCCGCTCGCCCAGCACTTCATCCATGATCGTGCGCGCCATTGCGCGAAAGCCGTGGCCGGTCATCACCTCCTTACCGTATCCCATGCCACGCAAAGCCGCGTTAACCGTGTTCTCGCTCATGCAGCGTGTGCTGGTGCGAACGCTCGGGAATACGAACCTCCCATGTCCTGTCATCGCATAGAGTTCGCGTAGCAGCGCAACGGCCTGTGTTGCCAGCGGTACGATGTGATCCTGCCCCATCTTCATCTTCGAGCCAGGAATGCGCCATTCAGCCGCATCAAGATCAATCTCGGACCACTCGGCGGACCGAAGCTCCCCAGGGCGAACGAAAACCAACGGCGCCAGTTTGAGCGCGGCGACGGCGTAGGCAAGGCCGTCGTAAGCGTCGATAGCGCGCAGTAGTTGTGCAGCCTCCTTAGGGTCGGTAATCGCGGCGTAGTGCGCCTCCGGGACCGCTGACAGTGCGCCCCGCAGGTCTACCGTCATGTCGCGATCCGCAAGACCACTCGCAACCGCGAACCGGAAGACCTGGCCGCATAGCTGCTTGATCTTGTGCGCGGACTCGATCGCGCCTCGCTTCTCAATGACGCGGAGTGCGCTCAACACGTCCCATGGCTTGATAGTGGAGATGGGTAGCGCGCCGATAGCAGGGAAGATGTTCCGTTCGAGCCATGCGGTGTTCTTCTCTTGCGTGCTAGCGGCCCGCTCGGCTGCTGTCCTGGCGAGCCATGCACGCGCGACCGCCTCGAAGGTATTCAGCGCCGCCTTTTCCCTGGCCTGTTTTTCTTCGCGCTTGGTCCGCCCAGGATCCACCCCTTGCGCCAGCTGTTTTCGGGCTGCCAGCCGCTTGTCGCGCGCCTCCGCGAGCGACACCTCCGGATACTTCCCGAACGTCAGCCGGTTTTTCTTGCCATTCGGCTGCCGGTAGGCCATGCGCCAGAATCGTGTCCCGTTTGGCATGACCTCGAGGTACATGCCTTCGCCATCTCCCACGGTGTAGGTCTTGTCTCGGGGTTTGGCGTTGCGAATGGCGGTATCCGTCAGCGGGGCGCAGAGCTTGGGCATTTTAGATCCATGACGTTTGGCGTTCGGTATCCGTGAACAAAGTATGGATACAAAAACGATGGCTGTTGATGGACGAGCTCAAACGTCGGCGCACAAAAAAACCGCGCCCCCAGAGGGAGAAACGCGGTTTCATGGACTTCGCTGGATCACTACGGATGAGTAAGTGGTGCCTCCGGCCGGAATCGGGAAAGCGGCCGGAAGGCGCATGGTTGAGCGGTTTTTGATTGATGGGGTACGCGACATACCAACAAAAATACCAACACCTCTCGGCGCTGGATTATGCGTGCTTCGCGATCCATGCGCGCACGTCCTCGACGCGCCAGGCCGTGACGCCTTCGGACAACTTCACCGGTGCCGGGAACTGGTGCGATTTCACCTTGCGCCATAGCGTGGCATGCGAGAAGGGGATCGGCCCGCGCGCCTGGGCATTGCCGATCAAGTCGCGCTCGCGCACGAAGCCGGTGGACGGCAGGGTGTTACTGGTTTCAGCTTGCATATTCATCTCCTTATTCCAATCCCGCGTCTGGAAGGACGCGGCGCTCCCCGTACAGCCGCTGCGCTGGCGTCGGCGCAGGCTGGGCCGGGACCGTGCCACGCCGCTCATAGTTCGGCCGGCGCCGGTCGTTGACCGGGCTGGTGAAGTACGACGACACGCCGCGGCGCCGGTCTGCTTTTCGTTCGATCACGATGCCGCTCCTTCCTGCGTACGGTCGATGCGCTCAATTTCCGCCAGCAGCAGCGCAGCGGCGCGCACGTAATTGGCGCGGGCATCGCGCGGCTTCCACCACGATTTCGCCCAGGGCCAGATATACGGCGCTTCATCGTTTGCGCCGCTCAGGATGTACGATGCCGCGGCGCGCGGCAGCTCGGCGGCAAGGTAGCGGTCGTCGCCATCGTTCGTCATACCTTCTGCTTCCACCTGGCGGCGGCGCTCGGCCACCACGTTGCGCGCGGCACGGCTCAGCAGCACATCCGCCACCTCGGCCGGCGTCCCGATAACGACCACCTGGTCGCCACCGGGGATCGGCACCACGTTCGCCGCGGTGCCGGTGTAGTGCTGCAGCTCGAGCGCGGCGGCCAGCAGGCGCAGGCGCTTCGCTTCGTGCGGGATGTCGGTGTTCTTGTCCATGTTGTCCTTTCAAAAAGTGCCAGATTTGGCACAGGAGGTGCATGGCGCCGGGCCATGCTCGACGCTGCTGTAGACGCTCTTGAAGCCCAGGTACGGCTTGAAAGGGTCGCTGGGGCGCTCGGCGCCGAAGTAGATCTCTTTCCGTAGCGCGCGCCCCTCCATCGACAGGCGGAACATGACGTGCCCAAGGCAAAAGCCGATCTGGTGGCGCTCGCGGATGTCGGCATAGTCGCGCCACTCCAGCCACTCGCCCGGACGCTCATTCAGGCGCGCCACAAGCTCGGCCTTCACCGGCTCGGAGAAGGCCAGTTCCGCGCGGCGCTGGACGCCTGGCGGGGCGCCACCAGACCAGAGTGCCGGGGCCGGCGCTGGCTGCTCGAACAGGCTCAGTTGGCTCACGATGTCAATTCCTGGTAAAGGCGCTCCACGAGATCAGCCGCTTTCGTGCTGATCCTTCCTTTTTTGTTCGGCTCGATCGACGGCGCCGGCACCCCGAGTCTCGCGGCCAGCACCGCCAGGCGCTGCTCGACCTGGTGCTGCGTGTAGCCTTCGTCTCGCAGTTTCGCCAGCATCTTCATGGTGGGCTTCGCACACTCACATTTCAGCTGCTCGAAGAGGCGTTCGACCAGGTACGCGCTGCGCACGGTGACGAAGTCGCGCTTGAGCTGCAGCTGTGGAACCTTGCTTTTGCTGCCGAGCTTCGCGCCCAGATAGGTCTTGGTGTAGCCGTCGGCGATCAGCTGGTCGAGCATCTTCCAGGTAGCCTTCGCAGGCACCAGGGCGCCGTCGCCAGCGGCGGCGGCCGTCACCGAGAAGATGGCCCGCTCGGTCGCGGCGCGGATGTTCGTCTTGCGCCCCGACATGATGTCGGCCAGGACTGTCATTGCCACGTCCGACGCCGCATGGACAGAACGCCGCCCCACGCCCTGGGCCTGCAGTGCCTTCAAATGCGCGCGCGCCTTTGCGGCCGGCACGATTCCATTCCCTTCGCCGGCGGCCCTGGCGATTTTTCTGGCTGCTTCGTATGCGGTGTTCGCGCGCCTACAGGAAAAGCAGCGGCAGCCGGCCCTGTAGCGCAGGCGGTCGCCGTGGTCTCGGTGTGCGGCGAGCTCAGCCACAGGCTTTAAGCCACGGGAGCTGAGCGGATTTGCGGAAAGCTGGTTCACTCGAGCCTCCACATGCAGGCCGGCGGCTCGCAGCGCGCCAGCACCTGGTCGCCTTCGCAGATCCGCATCGTCGTCTTCGTGCACTCGGCCGCCTCGAGGAGCGCGGCGCTGGCCACTTCAACATCTGCCATACGGTCGGGTGTGAAGCTGACGACGTTGCGCCAGGCGCCCGAATCCTTGATCTGGAGTTTCATCGTCAGGTCCTCTTGTCTTCGATCTGCAGCAGGCCCGCCGCTTGGGTGTGATCGAGCACAGATTTCCCGTTCGGTAGCATGATCTGGCCGAGGAAGGCGCCCTCGAAGCTGAGGATGCCGACCTCGATGGCGGTGACCTGGCCCTTGATCCAGTCGCGCAAGATCGAGCAAACGCTGATCTTTGCCTGCTCGAGCGCGGCTGCCTCGTGCTGCTTAAGGGTCTTCCGCGTGCGGCTGGTGTGTGGGTGCTCCCTCAGCCAGGCCGCCGCGTAGCCGCGGAAGCTGGCCTTCACGGAGATGTTGCGGCCCTGGTGCGTGAACTGCACCAGCAGCTCGCCGGCCTCGTGGTCGGTCATCGTGCCGAAGCGCGCGCAGCCGAAGCGGGTCAGGATCTTGCTGATCTCGTCCAGCGCTGCGGCGCCGCTGGTGGCGTTCTCGTACGGCAGGGCCATGGCTTAGGCCGCCTTCCGCATGTTGTCGGGGAACAGGTCGTCTACCGTCTTTGCCTCCGGCGCCGTCAGTACCAGGTCGATATCGCGCGCCATGAATTCGCAGATTGCACCGACGTCCTCGGTATCCGGGTGCGCGATGATGCGGAAGGTCAGCAGCACGGACCCGCCGTTCTGGGCCTCGAACTTGAAGTGGTCCAGCTTGCAGTCGTGCAGCACAATATTGCTGTCCCCGCCCAGGCCGTAATCGATGGTCGCGGTGTAGCCCGTACCCTCCCAGTCCCATTTGATCGCGCCCATGCGCGGGTAGCGCAGCATGGTCAGGCCGTCACCCTCATCGGCCACCTGGTCGACCAGGTCGGGATTCTCGTTTTTCTTGAAGAGGTGCTGGCGCAGCTCCGAATGGAAGTGGATCAGCACGCTGCTGTGGCAGGTCGCCTCGATCTTGAGGTCGAAGGCGGGCTTCGGGTCTTCGCCGTGCAGCTCTGCGCGCGGGTTCACGTTGGCGAGTTTGACAAGCTGTTTCAGTTCGAACATGGGTTACATCTCCTGGTCCTGTTTGTGGTTGGTAGGGTGGTTCTGCTGCTGGTAATTCAGGTAAGCGCACCGGATTCGTTCGTTCCAGCGCTGCTCGGCGGCCGGGTCACGGTCCAGCTCAGCGCGCGAGCCAACTTCGCAAAGCTCCTTCACGCGGCTGGCGGCGGCCTTCTCACCGTCGACGCCGAGGAAGCGCTGGAAGTCCTGCTCGCGGCAGCGAAGGATCGTCCATAGGAAGGCGCGCTGGCCGGCCATGTCACGCGGCCTTCGCCTGGGCCACGCTGCTGACGTGGCGGATCAGCGCGGCGCACATCGCCGGGAAGTCCTGTTCGTGGTAGAGCTTCGCCGACTTGTCGGTGGCGGCCGGCGCGAAGCCGAGGCGCGCCAAGCCGTCGGCGCTGAGCGCGATGGGCGCCAGGCGCTCATTGATCTGGCCGAGGCGCAGACCCGGCGCCGTGGTCGGTGCCGCAGATGGGCGTGCGGCGGCGATCGGCGTCACCTGGGCCGCTGCCGGTTCAGGAATAACTTCCGGAATAATTTGCGGTTCGGTTTGCACCTGGGCGGCGGGCGCTGGCCGTACCTGCGCGCGCGCCACCGCTTCCTCGCGCGCACGCGCATCCGCCTCGGCCTGGGCCCGGGCAGCTTCCTGATCCTTACGTGCACGCTCGGCATCCGCTGCAGCCTTCTCGGCCTTGACCCGCTCTTCCTCGGCGATCTGGGCGCGCAGGGCCGCAGCTTTCGCCGCCTCGGCCTGCTCATGCTCGGCAATGCGCAGCTTGACGAGCGCGGTCAGGTCATCGGCAGCCTTGAGCACGATCTGCGGGGTGTCGGCGAACAGGAAGGCGTGCGCGCCGGCCAGCTCACGCAGCGTGGCCAAGTTGATCTGGATGCGGTCGGCGACGGCGTTCGCCTCGATCTTGAAGCGCGCCAGCTCGGTATCGACGGCGTCGCGCAGGCTGGTGACAGTCTTCTTGCCCTTCATGGCGCCGGCGAAGTCGACCGCGATGGCCGGCATGTACGGCTTACCGAGGCGCGCATTCAGCGCGGCGATGTGGGCGGCTGCCTTGTCCTTGCCGGCCTGCTGGATCTCGACGCGGATGGTTTCCTTACGGGCCTTGACCACCTTTTCCAACATGAGGCGGGTTTTGCGGGCCAGTTCCTTGTAGCTGGCGACCGTGCGCACCATCTCATCGACGGTCGAGATCTGGCCCAGCGCGGAGGCCTCGGCGGCGCCCAGTGCGGTCTCGGCGCGCTCCATTACCTTGATAGCCTGCTCGGCATCGGCGAAGGCCTGGTCATCGCTCGGGTTCGTGTCGATGTCGGCAATGAACGACTGCAGCTTCTCGCCGAAGATCACCAGGTTGTGGTTTAGGGTCAGCTGGCCGTCGACGCGAATCGACAGGGCTGGCAGGTCCTGCACCGCGGCGGCCACCGGCGCCGGCAGAACTTCAACGTACTGGTAGGAGGCCAGGTCGGCTTCGAATTGCGCCCATCCGGCGCGGATGCGGTCCTGCCAGACCTGATCCGGCTGTACGACCAGATACACGAAATTGTCGCGGGTACCATCCGAGCACACGAAGATCACCTTGCTGCAGCCGGTCACCATCATGATCTGCTGCGGCTGGGGCATGTACTCATCCGGCAGCTGGCCGGCGGCGATGGCGTCGGCCAGCGCCTGATTCCACTGCTTGTGCTCGAAGGCGACGTCTTCCGCCATGGTCAGGCCGTCGCAGGACGCCGACAGGAGGCCGTCGGAACAGGTGACCGGGTAGAGGTCTTCGCCGATCAGCTCTTCCACCAGCGGGCGCGCCAGCGCTTCCACGTGGTGGCCGTAGTCGAGGATGTTCTTCTGCACCCATTCGCTGAACTCCTGCGCGGTGGCCGTCGCCTTCATGTGCAGCAGCTCGGTGCGGGTGATGAGCGTTGAAATGCCCAGCATGGCCGCAGCTTCGCTGGCACCGCGGTGCTCGAGGCGGAAGGCTGCCCACTCGGGGCTGCCCTGGATGAGGTCGTGGATAGTTGCCATGGTGTTCCCCTTATTCGCCTTCGTGGGCCCAGCTGTCGATCGTGAGTTTCTGGTCTTCGCTGAGGATGGTCTTCGTGCTCAACATCGAGATCAGCGCAGCCGGCGTCTTCTTTCCCGACAGGATCAGGTCACGCCAGGCCGGCGTGTTCTCGATGAACTTTTCAGGCGTGCACACCGGCAGTTCTGCCCGGGCCGGTGCCGCTACAGCGGCCGCAGCCGGCGCCGGCGTGATGTCGCGCTCGATGCGCTCCTCCGCGGGGTAGTCACGCAGTTCCTCGGTCGACTTGATACCTTTGAGCGCGTCGGCGAACAGGTCGCGGGCGGCGAAAGCGAAGGCGCGCATCTGCAGCATCCGCTTGGGCGCGGTTTGCCACGGACCCGACTTCCCGGCCAGGCCAGCCTTCTTCGCGTCTTCCATCGTGAACGTGGTGACCACCGCCGAGCGCCCGCGCCGCTTCAAGGTGACGGTGCAGTGGGTATCCTGCTTCTCCTCGTGCAGATCCTCGAATTCGGGGTGGCTGATCACCAGCGCCCGCATTGCATCGCCCCAGATGCTGGGCCGGCCGTTGATGACCGAGATGCCCTGCAGCGACTGCATCGGCTTCAGGCCCAGCTCGGCGCCGGTCTGCACCGCCACCAGGACGTTGCCCGGCTTGCCGATATAGTCTTTCGGGACCATGTCCGACTTGGCGATGATGTTGGCAAATTCCATGGCCTCGGCCAGGTTGCGCGGGGAAAGGGAGAACGTCGGTTCGCCCTGGATGGTCAGTTCGTTCATGATTTCCTTCGTGGTTAAAAGCCGAAAACGTAGGTGCGCACGGCGCGGGTGATTGCCTTGCCCGGGCGGAAGCCGGCGCGTAGCGAGAGCTGGTACTGGTTGCGGATGTGGCGGATCATTCTTCGTCGTCCTCTTCGTCGGGCTGGTTGACCAGCTGGTTGTTGATCGCACCGCAGTCGGCGCACTCGGTATGGGTCAGGTTGGTGATGGGGCCGCGCCAGGTGACGTGGCCTCCGCAGGAGGCGCACACCATCACCAGCTCCGAATCTGGTTGCGGCGTTCGGCCAGCACGACAGCGTGCTTGCGCATGCCGATCTCCATGCCGACCAGGTCACCGCGCAACTGCACGTAGTGGTCGGCGTGCGCCTCAGCCTCGGCGATCTGCAGTTCGATCAGCCAGAGGGAAAACGGCTTGGCGAGCTTGCGCACTAGGCGGCGCACGATTCGGGTGCTCATGCCGGCCTCACGATCACGTTCTTAACCGGATCGGTGAAGCCGTAGAGCGGGGCTTCCGCTTTTGCCGCTTCCCGGGCGTCTTGTTCGCTGACTGCGTAGACCTTCGCCGAGAAGCTCGGTCCGCGCGTGAAGTCGATAGTTACTTGGTAGGCCATGGGAACCTCACGCAACCAGCAGGCGGTCGCCGGCGACCATGGCGACGAGGTTATCGCCGCGGGATTCGGACCGGTTGCGCTCCATGGCGTCGATCGCGTTCTCGACTTCGGCTTCGCAGCGGTCGAACATGACGCGCGTCACCAAGGCGGCGAACGTGGCGTCGGCGCCGGCCTGATCGCTGATCGACTGGACGAAGATCGCGGCCGCATCCGTCTCGCTCAGCCGGTCCAGCACGGTGTTCTGCAGGTCGGTCGTTGCGCGCTTGTCGCCGGCAGCCAGCTTGCGGTTCCACTCGCGCAGCAGCTGCTCGGTGAGCTCGCCGACCATGCCTTCGCGGTCATCGGTGTCGAATTGGTGGCGGTCCATGTCAGAACCCCAGGGCGAACAGCGCGCCGCAGACGAAGCCGAAAGCGCATACCAGCATCAGGCCGGTGACGATTCGGTCGTGGATCTTGAAAGGGGATTTTGCTGCTTCCATCGTTTTCTCCTGTTCGGCTGCTCAGCGGTGTTGAGCTCGGCTGCTGGAGAGAACTATACGATTCCGTATTACGCATGTCAATGCGAAAACGTATAAATTTTTGATCACTCGATGCGATGTCGTATCAAACGGGGGGGAGAGAGTGGAGAGGGCGAAAAAAAGCCCGCTAGAGCGGGCTTGCTGTGATTAAGGGCTATGGCTTCAAGTTACTTTCTAGCAACCTTTGCGTTGCATACGAAGTTTAGCTCAATATCGTTCAGTGAATCTGGCACTGGATTTTCGTATTTCGGTACCGGTGTTGTGTAGGAATCCATTGGACTGGGGTCAGTTGTGTTTTCGTAAACCACAATATTTTTCGTCACCAGCATCTGGTCACCACACCTGTAATTCTTGAGGAGCAGAGCCTTACGATAATTACGTCCATCAGACCATGCTTGCGGTTGCTCGAGCACATAACTAACCCATGCTTTCCGCTCTCCGGACGACATAACTGAAATACTGGCGCGATCCACTTCCAACTGTGCTGTCGAAGAGTGCGCGATATTGAACCAGTCCGAGGCTTGAACTGTGTTCGTGAGTCCGGTGAAGGCCAATAGTAGGGCTGCGCCGGGTGCAATTTTTTTGTTCATCACCGCGTTCCCGTACCGGTTTGGCACTTGAATGTCAAATCGACCGTATGCATACCGTCTGTCCATGTTGGAGCTGAGACCTTTTCGCTTACAACGTCTACGCCTCCTTGATGCTTCGTGCATTCTTCAGTTGCACTAGCATATGCTGACGACTTCGCTTTAGCACTTCCACCAGCGCCTGGCGATGCTGTTGCTGTCACGGTATAGGTGCCAGGACCAGATACGAATACTCCAGATGTAGACGCGCAGCCTGCAAGAAGGAGCACTGCAAAAAACTTAGTCGCTTTCATCATCCCCTCATTTTTAGTAATTAGACCGATACAGTCAAAACGGTACTTCTGGTTCAGGCGGCAATTCGAATTGGCGCCACTCTATTTCATCGCTGATAAGCATCTCTTCCGGGCAGGGAAAGCCATGGCTGAGAAAGCGAGCATTTTCATCCCAAGCAACCAGTACGATTGGCCTCATGAAATACGCTTCGAGCTTGGCTAAAAGCTCTTTGCCAGCAGGGTCTGCCAGCTCGGCGACGTCCACCTGGACCGCAACGATTGGCTGAGCGAGGGGAATGATGGCGTTGAACATTGTCAGGCCTCCAGTGCGTCGTAGCAGGTAGTCGGCAGCGGCCCCCAGTCGATGTCGCGCAAGCTGAGCAAAGCGTAAAGATGAGGCTTCGAGTCAAAGTCGGCTCGAGCTCGAGCTCCGGTCCAGATTTCATTATCGCGAGCCACCAGCATTACCGGTAGGGTCAGAGTTACTTGCAGTTGCCGAATTAGGGATGTCGCCCGCGGTTCGGCAAGCTCGCGTCGATCAACCAGCACGACGGCCAGTCGCTCTTCGCATAATCGTTGAATCGAATACAGCATCAGAACTGCTCGCTTTCCTTCTTCACCACCCGGCCGATTATCACCACCGATTCGTCGCAGGTCCGTCTGTAATATTTTCGCTGATCGGGATTATCCGAAGTCAGCCACCATTGGCCGGCGTCGCGCGTCAAGCGCTTTACTACCGGCTCACCCTCGTAGTTAATGGCGTACACGGCACCGTCGACCGGTTTTTGGTCTTCGGTATTCACGATGACCAAGTCGCCTTCTTTAAATTCTGGGTACATGCTATCGCCGCGGATCATCACCGCGATTAGCTTGTCGGCCTTGTATCCGTGACGCTCGATCCAGCCAGTTGAGATCGCGGTGGTCGTTCCGTCAAACGGTTCAGGCTCGACTTCAAAGCCGCTGATACCCGCGGTTAGACGCAGGCGCACCTTAGGAATCAGGGTGAACCGAGGGTCGTTTGATGCGGCGGCCTCGACCTTGCCGATACTCCCAGGCCGCAGCCCTTCGAGTACGTTCCCAGTGGCGAGGTCACGCGTTCGCAGATCCGCCACCGAAACCTGGAAGAAGTCTGCCAGCGGCTGCAGGGTCTTCGTGCGGGGGTCGTTGCTCTCGCCGCTAATGATGCGGTGGATAGTCGGCTGCGGCACGCCAGTAGCGCGCTGCACCTCATAGGGGCTCATCTTCCTTTCGGAGATCAGCCAATCGAGGTTCTTGGCGACGAGGGTTGCATAGTTGCTCATCCTCAAACTATGCGTTAACGCATACATAGTTGCAATCCTTTATGCGATTTCGCATTGACAGTAATACGCTTTCGTATAGAATGGCCGAAAACAACTCTCCTATTTCGACCATGACCCTTCGTACAGCTCAAGAGGCCTGCCAGTTCCTGGTTGCACACAAACGATCGCAAGCAGCTATCGCGGCACGGGCCGGTCTGACCCAGCCAACTATTAGTCGCATCCTCGCCGGCAAGCACGATCCGGCTGGCTCCACGCTCATCAAGTTGAATAAATACGCAGATGAAGTTGAAGCGGAAGGTGTTGCTCAGGGCCAGGTCAAAGTCGAACCGAGCCCTGAATCCCAGCCGCATTAATCCGCGGCTTTTTTGTTGAGAAAAAAGTTGCACATAGGCATTTGCCCGGCATCACCCCGGCCAGCTGGCCGTCCTCGTAATCCGCACCACCAAGGAGAAACACCATGAGCCTCAACCCAGCAACCCGCACCGAAACCGTCGAGGTGCTGTTCAACCCAGCCGAGCTGTCCGGACTGGATCGCATTTGCCAGGCCTTCGGCATGGCGCGCAGCACCTTCCTGCGCGGCCTCAGCAACAACGCCGTGCGCACGCATGGTACGACCCCACCACGCGGCAGGGAATCCCGAGGATGTCCGGGTCCCGGTCGACCGGCTGGCCGGGCCCGCGGTGTGAGCAACGGCCGGAGGCATCTTTAACGGCTTCCGCCTGCGCGATGAGACGGTGAGCAAATAGCCCGGGTTCGACCAGGGCCAAGAGAGAAAGTAAAGCTATGACAACAACGACAGACAACTACGCGGTGACTAAGGTGCTGGCGAAAGCCTGCAACTGGTACGACCGCCGCAAGGCCGTGTCGATCGCGCCACCGAGCCAAAAGGCGCGGGAGGCCGGCCGCTACGAGGAAAGCGGGAACGAGCTCGCAGAGGCCGTCGAGATGTACCGCAAGGTAGAGAAGGTGGGGGATTGATGGACAGCTCTATCGTCTCACGCGACATGATCCGCGACAAAGCCCGGGCGGCATTCGCCCGCGGTGCCAGCCGTGACGACCACGGCTTCAACTGGTTCTGCACCGCCGTGATATCCACCTGGCAGCACGAATGGGATTTGTGCGCGGCCGAGCAGCAGCTGGATGAGGTATCGCCACCATGACGACTTTTACCGACGTGCTCGAGGCGCCGACCCGCCCGGTGCTGCGCTACCACGGCGGCAAGTTCCGCCTGGCGCCATGGGTCATCAAGCATTTTCCCCCGCACCGCTGCTACGTCGAACCCTTCGGCGGCGCAGCCGGAGTCTTGGTGCAGAAGGACCGGGCCTACGCCGAGGTCTACAACGACCTGGATGGCGACATCGTGAACGTGTTCCGCGTGCTGCGGGATCCGGACCATTGCGCGCGCCTGATCCAGCTGCTGCTGCTCACCCCCTACGCCCGCGACGAATTCGACGGCGCCTACGAGCATACCGACGACCCGATCGAGCGCGCTCGCCGCACTCTGGTCCGCGCCGAGATGGGCTTTGGGTCTACCGGCGCCACGAAGGGCACCACCGGCTTCCGCATCGACACCCGCCGCAAGCACGGCACCGCGCAGCAGTTGTGGGCGCGCTTCCCGGAATCGCTCGCTCGAGTATGCCAGCGGCTTTCGGGCGTCATGATCGAGAACCGCCCCGCCCTGGGCATCATCGACCAACACGACGCCGAGGACACGCTGTTCTATGTCGACCCGCCCTACGTGATGGACACCCGCAACGTCGGCGCCAAGCATGGCCGGTACTACGACTGCGAGATGAGGGATGACGACCACGTCCAGCTGCTGGACAAGCTGCTCGCCGTCAAAGGGATGGTCGTCCTGTCGGGCTACTCCAGCGCGATGTACCTGGGGGCGCTGCAGGGCTGGACCATGGCCAGCACCGAGGCCCGAATCTCGGCGGCGCGCGGCACCGCGATGCGCACCGAATGTCTCTGGCTGAATGCTGCAGCCTTTCACGCACTCAACCGCACGGGCCTCTTCGGGCAGGAGACTGAATGAAACACGTCGACAATCACATGCTTCCGTCGCCGCTCACCCCGGCCGAATGCAACCTGCAAGACTTCGCCTTCATGCCGCTGGACGTCGCGCGCCTGCGTGACAGCGACATGGCCGCGTACGAATCCCCCGAGGCATGCTGGGCCGGCGTGCTTCTCTGGAGCGCCGCATGGCACCAGGTGCCCGCTGCATCCCTTCCGGACGACGACCGCTTCCTGGCCAAGGCTGCCGGCTACGGCCGCGTGGTCAAGGAATGGGCGAACGTGCGCGAGGGCGCGCTGCACGGCTGGATCAAGTGCGCCGACGGTCGCCTCTATCACCCTGTCGTCGCCGAGAAGGCACTCGATAGCTGGAAGGCGAAGGTGCACCACCAGTGGAAGAAAGAGTGCGATCGCATCCGGAAATCCAACAAACAGCGCGAGGCCGAAGGCCGTCCGCTGCTGCCTCTTCCACCGGAACCGGGTGGCTCTCATGACAACATTCCGCAGGAAACGAAAGGAATTCCGCTGGAAGGTGCTGGCGATTCCACTGGAAATGATGATTCAGGCGCTGGAAATCCGCTGGAAAACCCTCTTAAGGGACAGGGAGAAGGACAGGGACAGGGAGAATTAAATACATCCTCGGCTGCTCAACCGCCAACTACCCCGCCCGAGGATCCGCCTGGGGGCTTTGACCGCCCGACCGAACCGCCTCTGCCTACCGATCGCAACGTCCAGATCGCGCTGCTACTGCGCGCCCAGGGAATCCAGACCACCGCGCAGAACCCGGTGGTTGCTGTGACCTGGGCCCAGAACCCAAAGGTGACGGACGACGTCCTGAACGTCGCGATCGCAAAGGCGAAGGCCGCCAAGGGCGAAAGCCCGGTTCCGCTGGGCTACCTGTTCCCGATCGTGGAGCAGCTGCTGCAGGCGCAGGACGCGCCAGCGCGCACCGCGCCGGCCAGCCGCACCGAGAAATTTGACCCCATCGCCCACGTCAACCGCAACCGGAGAGCCCCATGACGAACCTCGCCGAGATTCACGACCTGCCTGCATCGCCCAGCACCCGCCCGTTCTCGCAGTGGTTCGACCCTGTGCCCACCCTCGGCATCTCGTTCATCGACCACCTGTTCAACCGCCTGGACGGCGCCTACCCGCACAAGTGGCGTTCAAACTTCACGAATCAGCAGGCCATCGACAACTGGGCCGAAAGCTGGGTCGAGGCCTTCGAGGAAGAGGGCATCACCCCTGGCGACGTGAAGGTCGGGCTGCGCGAATGCCGCCGCCGCTTCGCCTGGCCGCCCAGCTGCGCCGAGTTCATCCAGGCCTGCCGTCCGAACGTCGACCCGCTCCGGGCCTACTACGAAGCGATGTCTGGTCTCGAAGCGCGTGGAAAAGGCGAGTTCGGTACCTGGTCGCATCCGGCGATCTTCTGGGCCGCATGGCCGATGCGCAAGGAGCTGCGCGAGCAGGCGTTCAGCGCCGTGAAGGTTCGATGGGAGACCGCCCTGCAGCAGCAGCTGGACAAGGCCACCCCGGACCCGATTCCCGACCCCGTGTTCGAGCTCACCGCCCCGGGCCAGTCGCTGACCACCTGCGAAAAAGCCAAAGCCCTGCTCGGCAATCTGGTCGGCAACGTGGTCAACCGCAAGCCTCCCGCCGATCGGGTTGGCTGGGCCCGCCGCGTCCTCGAGCGCGCTGCCGCTGGCGAGAAGGTGACGCCGACGCAGGTGCAGATGGCCCGCGACGCTCTGGCAACCGAGGCCACCTGAGACCATTTCGCGCATGAGCGCAAAACCGCAGTTCAAAACCTTGAAAGGGATGCAACACATGAAGATCACCCCAACTGTCGGCCGCGTCGTCTGGTTCTACCCGGCCACCAACCAGGCCACTTCCGGTTTTACGCCGCCGGCTGAGGGCGAACCGCTGGCCGCGATCATCGCCCGCGTGGTCGACGCCGAAGCCGGCGCGGTGCACCTGGCCGTGTTCGACGGCGCTGGCGTCTCGCGCTCGGAACCCTACGTGAAGCTGGTTCAGGAAGGCGAGAAGGTGCCGGCGGACGGCCGCTACGCCGCCTGGATGCCGTACCAGATCGGCCAGGCCAAGAAGCACGCCAACGAGGTCGCACGCGCCGACGAGCCGAAGCTGGCCAGCACCGACACCACCGACGCCGCGATCGAGCGTGAAATCCAGGCCAAGGGCAAGACTGCGCCGCGCGTCACGCCCGCGGACATCGAGGCGAATATCGCCAGCGCGCACTACTTCACGGCCAAGGATGGCGTGATCGGCGATCTGTTCATCGGCGGTGTCATCGATGATCCGGACGGCCACGGCCTGCCTCAATCGCTGGACCTGCTGACCTTCTGCGTGCTGACCTTGAAAAACGGCTTCACCGTGACCGGCGAAAGTGCGTGCGCATCTCCCGAGAACTTCGACGCCGAGATCGGCCGCAACATCGCGCGCCAGAACGCAGTGCAGAAGATCTGGCCGCTGATGGGCTACCAGCTCCGCGACCAGCTGCACAACCTCGCCACCAGGCCGGCGCCTGACGTCTCGGGCCTGCCCGGCTGACCCAGCAACACCCGCCCGGCCAGCCCGGGCGGCAACAATAACGACAAGGAGAACCCTCCCATGAACATCCTCGCCATCGACATCGGCACCACCACCGGCTGGGCGCGCAGCTCGCGCGACGGCTCGATCGCCAGCGGCAGCGAGAGCTTCGCCGTGCGGCGCATGGAAATGGCCGGCCAGCGCTGGCTGAAGTTCCGCGCCTTCCTCAACGAGCAGCGCCTGGCGTCCGGCGAGATCCACGCGGTCTACTTCGAGGACGTGAAGCAGCACGCCGGCACGCTGGCGGCGCACGTGTACGGCGGCTTCCTGGCCTGCCTCGAGATGTGGTGCGCGGCAAACAACGTCCCGCTGCGCCCGGTGGGCGTCGGCGAGGTGAAGAAGCACTGGACCGGCAAGGGCAACGCGGACAAAGCGGCGATGTGCGAGACCGCGCGCGCCAAGGGCTTCCGCCCAAAGGACAACAACGAGGCCGACGCGCTGGCGATCCTGTCGCTGGCCCGCGTGCGCGAGCAGCTGCCGGAGGCCGCATGATTGGCGCCGTGATCACCGCCTGGCTGGCCCTGTCGACGGTGATCGGCTGCGTGGCCGGCCGCTGCATCCGCGCCGGCATGGTCGACCAGGTGGCGGAGGAGTTCGCACCTTGACCGAACGCCGCGACATCGGTGTGCGCCTGGAGAACTGGGCGCGGTGGTGCACGGCACGCGGCAGCCGCGGCGCCGACTGCATGACCGGCGCCATCTGCGAGAGCATGCGGCGCTCAGCCCTGGGCGACGTCTGGTCCGGGCACCAGGTCGGCGCCGGCATCGACGCCAAGGACGCGGCGCGGATCCAGACCGCGATGCCGCGCCTCCCGATCGCGCAGCGCCTGCTACTGAACTGGTGCTACATCGAGCAGGCCCGGCCCGAGGTCGTCGCCCGTAAGTGCTCATTCCCGGTGCGGGAGTTCATCCCTCGGTTCCGCGAGGCCCAGGCCGCGATAGAATCGCTGGTCGAGACGAACACGGAGCAGGGATGAGCACGGACGAGAACGGATTCAGGAAGGTCGAATGGCAGGATGGGCAATTGGAGCCGAGCGACGACGACGACGCGGAAGGCCTGCCATTGCGCGCGCGCGGCGCCGGCATACCGGAAGCCGACCTCGAGCTGCTGACGCTCGCGGCGCGCGCCCTTGGCGCCCGGGTCGAAGTCGTCGGGGGCGAGAACTGGGTAAATCTGCACTTCGCCGATGGGTTGGTTCGGCACGGCTGGAACTCGTTGCTGCACAGCGACGACACGGTAGACTTAATCGCGTGCTTGAACCTGGCGGTATCAGTCAATCACGAGGATCACATGGAGGGCAACAAGTCCGTCGTTGTCATGTGGAACGATCCCCGGAACCCGGATGCTGGGACTGCGGATATGCACGCCGACCCGCGCGTGGCAATCAAGCGCGCTGCAACACGCGCCGCTGCTGAGATCGGCAAACAACGTTCCGGCTAGAAATTTCTTGACAGTCGGCAATCTAATCAGTAGATTCCCGACAACAACTTATTTCCGTCACTCAAGACGCGTCCGGGTTCCCAATGGGAGCCCGCGGCTCGCCCGAAGGACCTGAGAAGCCCCGCTGTCAGCGATGACGCGGGGCTTTTTGCTTTGTGTTTGACGGCCGGGAACAGCACCGGCACCAGTTTCCAGCGTCTCCCGCCCTGCTGATCGACCAGGGTGTTTCGGGCCCGGCCTCACCAGCCGGGCCTATTTTTTTGCCTGAACCTCATGACCAACACCACCTACACGACCGAGCAGGCCGCCAAGTTCTGCGCCGCCATCGCCGATGGTGGGTCGCTCCGATCGGTCTGCAAGAAGGCAGGCATGCCCAGCAAGGCCACCGTGTTCCGCTGGCTGGCCGAGTCCGCCGAGTTCGTGAAGATGTACGAAAAGGCCACGGACGAGCGCGCCGACACCTTCGTGGACGAGATCGTGGACATCGCCGACAACTGCAAGGCCGACGCCGACTCGATCCGCAAGGCCAAGCTGCGCATCGCTGCGCGCGTCGAGCAGGCCCAGAAGATGAAGCCGCGCAAGTACGGCAAGCAGCTGCAGATCACGGGCGAGGGCGGCGGCGCCCTCCAGGTCGTGTTCGCCGCATCGGACGCTGACCTATGAGCGGCTTCAACCCCACCGAGCGCCAGAAGCTGGCGCAGGCCGTGCTGGGCAGCATGGCCACCTGGTTGATGCTGTTCGGCGGCGGCCGTTCGGGCAAGACCTTCCTGATAGTCCGGAACATCGTCACCCGCTGCCTGAAGGCGCCGGGCTCGCGTCACCTGGTCACCCGCTCCCGCTTCAACCACCTGAAGGCGTCCGTGATGATGGACACCTTCCCGAAGGTCATGCGCACATGCTTCCCGCAGCTGGTGCGCGGTACCGACTGGGACATCAACATGTCGAACGGCTACGCCTGGCTGCCGGGTGAATCGCAAGTGTGGTTCCTGGGCCTGGACGACAAGGAGCGCATGGAGAAGATCCTGGGCCTGGAGTTCGCGACCATCTACATCAACGAGGCCAGCCAGGTCGCATGGGCCGGCGTCCAGATCCTCCTGACCCGCCTGGCGCAGCGTTGCATGCAGGTCATCAACGGCGTCGAGCAGCCCCTGAAGCTGCGCTTCCTGTTTGACTGCAACCCGCCCAGCAAGATGCACTGGACCTTCAAGATCTTCAAGCAAAAGCTGGATCCGGAGACGAAGGCGCCGCTGGCCAACCCGGACAACTACGACAGCTTCCAGATGAACCCGGGCGACAACGCCGCCAACCTGTCGCCGGAATACTTGGCGACGCTGGAAGGCCTGTCCGAGCGGATGAAGCGCCGCTTCCTGCGTGGTGAATTCGCCGAGGCGACCCCGAATGCGCTGTTCGATGAAGCGGAAATCGACAAGTGGCGCGCCGACAGTGACGTCCTGCCGGCGCTGATCCGCGTGGTCGTCTCGGTTGACCCGAGCGGCGCCAGCGACGACGAGCAGAACGCCGACAACGACGAAGTCGGCATCACCGTGGCCGGCCTGGGCGTCGACGGCAATGCTTACCTGCTCGAGGACCTGACCGTAAAGGGTGGTCCGTCGACCTGGGGCAGCGTGGCCGTGCAGGCATACCAGCGTCACCAGGCCGACGTGATCGTGGGCGAGACGAACTTCGGCGGCGGCATGGTCAAGTTCGTCGTGCAGGCTGCAGCCCTGAAGGCCGGCACCCGCGTGAACTTCAAGATGGTCACCGCCAGCCGTGGCAAGGCCCAGCGCGCCGAACCGTTCAGCGTGCTCTACGAGCAGGGCAAGGTGCGTCACGCCGGCCTGTTCGCCAAGCTCGAGGACGAGCTGTGCGCCTTCTCCACCTCGGGCTACACCGGCCCTCGATCACCGAACCGCGCCGACGCGCATATCTGGGCCCTGGCCGAGCTGTTCCCAGCCCTGGTCAAGCCCGCCAAGAAAGAGGCGCAAGCCGACACCGAAGACAACTACCAAGGAGAAGGCGGATGGATGGGATGAAGCCCGGCCACATCGTTATGGGCCATGCAAGCCTCGATCTCAGCTACTCGGGCATCGTGCCGCCCGCCGAGCGCGGCCGCGTGCTCGAGATCACCAGCCTGCGCACCGATCGCTGGTCGCGCCGCAAGGGCCACGCCAGCGCGCTGCTGCGCGAGGTCTGCGACCAGGCCGACCAGAACAACATGCTGCTGCTGATCGCGCCCGAGCCGTTCGGCATCGACGGCCCGACCGCCGAGCAGCTGGGCGACTGGTACACGCGCCAGTTCGGCTTCACGCCGCTGCAGCTGTCGCCGACCATCCTGGTCCGCCTGCCGCGCACCGTGGCGCAACAATGGGCGGCCGCACATGAGCACGCTTGAGAAAAGCAGCGCCGAGGGCGCCAACAGCGACGAAGGCCTGCTGAAGGAGGTCCGGGAATTCGTTGAGCACGCGATCAGCGCCGACAGCGACAACCGCGACAATGCGAAGTCGGATCTGCGTTTCGAAGCCGGCGACCAATGGCCGGGCGAGATCAAGGCCCAGCGCGCCCGGGAAGGGCGCCCATGCCTGACCTTCAACCGCCTGCCGACCTACAAGCGCCAGGTCACGAACGACCAGCGCCAGAACAAGCGCGCGATTAAGGTGCACCCGGTCAGCGAGGGCGCGTGCGAGAAGAAAGCCGCCATCCTGCAGGGCGTGATCCGCCACATCGAGTACGACAGCAATGCCGACGTTGCCCGCGCCACCGCGGTGAACAGCGCGGCCTCGATCGGTTGGGGCTTCTGGCGCCTGACCACCGAGTACGAGTCGCCGATGTCCTTCAACCAGGTCATCCGCTTCAAGCGCGAGCGCGACGCCCTGAAGGTCTACTTCGATCCGAACAGCGTGGAAGCCGACGGCAGCGACGCGAAGCGCTGTGCGATCGTCTGGGACATGGCCAAGGCCGACTTCGACCGCGCCTACCCGAACGTCCAGGTGCAGACCGGCAGCGCCGCCGGCTTCGAAGTCCAGCCGGGCTGGATGGACACCCGCTACGTGCGCATGGTCGAGTTCTACTACTTCGAGCAGACCCGCAAGACCATCTACCTGCTGGAGAACGGCCAGGTGGTCGACAAGCTGCCCGACGGCGTCACCGCGAAGGCCACGCGCGAGACCATGGTGCCGCAGCTGAAATGGGTCAAGACCGCCGGCGGCACCAAGGTGCTGGAGCGGACGGACATCATGTGCCGCTGGATCCCGGTCTTCCCGGTTTGGGGCAACGAGATCGACATCGAGGGCAAGGTGGTCCGCAGCGGCATCATCCGCGACGCCAAGGACCCGGCCCAGATGTACAACTTCTGGATGACCAGCGCGACCGAAGAGGTCAGCCTGCGCCCGAAGACCCCGTTCATCGGCGCGGTCGGCCAGTTCGAAACGAATAAGAAGCAGTGGGGCCAGGCCAACAACAAGACCTTCGGCTTCCTGGAATACGACCCTGTTACCGTCGACGGCGTTATGGCGCCGCCGCCGCAGCGCTCGCCCATGGCGGACGTCCCGGCCGGCATGCTGTCGATGGCCATGCACGCGGCCGACAACATCAAGGCGGTCACCGGCCTGTTCGATTCCTCGCTCGGTGCCGTCGGCACGGCCACCAGCGGCGTGCAGGAGCGCGAGCAGCAGCGCCAGGGCGACAACGCCAACTTCCACTACACCGACAACCTGGACCGCTCGAACCTGCATTGCGGCCGCTGCCTGCTCGACATGATCCCGCACTACTACGACGCGCAGCGCGTGGTGCAGATCCTGAACGAGGACAACTCGATCGAATCGGCAGAGATCAACGTGCCGCAGGTCGACCCGATCACCGGCATGGTCACCGAGGTCTTGAACGACCTGACCATCGGCACGTATGGCGTGACGATCTCCAACGGCCCGAGCTACCAGACCCAGCGCCAGGAGACCTCGGACAACCTGATGCAGCTGGCGAAGGCCTGGCCGAAGCTGCTGGACCTGGCCGGCGACAAGGTGGTGGGCACGATGGACTTTACGGGCGCTGACGTCATCGCGGAGCGCATCAAAAAAACCATCCCGGCCGAGCTTACGCAGGGCGAGGAGGGGGACCAGGAACAAGGTCCGGCGCCGCTGCCGCCCGAGATCGAGCAGCACATCCAGAAGGCCGACCAGCTGATCGACCAGCTGCAGCAGCAGCTCGCCGAAGCACAGGCCGGCCAACAGGCCATGCTCGACAAGGCCCGACTGGAAGCCGCCAGCCGCGAGGAAGTCGCGCGCATCAACTCGCAGGGCAAGGCGGACGCCGAAGAGATCAAAGGAATGATCGCCATGCTGCTGCAGCACATGCAGCCCCCGCCCGCCCTGGCCGCTGCCGCCACCCAAACCGAAGATTCCCGCCCCGCTGCCAGCCAAGCAGCGGACCCGGCGCAAACCCTGGCCCAACCGGAGTGATTCCGGGTTCTAAATTCTTGGGATGACCATGCAAATCGATACCAACGCCCCCGCAGCCACCACGACCAGCGCCGCGCCCGCCGGCGCGACGGACACCAGCCAGACCACCACGCCGCCGGCCAGCGGCCAGGGTGAGACCGGCCAGGGCCAGACCGATACCGGCACCAGCACCACTCCCGCGGCAGGACAAACCGGCGAAGAGGGCACGCAGCAGGGCCAGCAAAGCCAGGCCGAAGGCAACAAGAACCCCGCCGACCCCGAAGCAGACCGCGACGAGGCCGGCCGGTTCAAGTCCAAAGTCCAGAAACGCATTGATGAGCTTACCCATGCCCGTCACGCCGCTGAACGTGAAGCGGCACGCTGGCGCGCTATCGCGGAAGGTGGCCAGAAGGCCGCGCCCGCGCCCCAAGCCCATGAATTCGCCACGGACGAGGACTATGAAGCGGCGGTGCGCCAGCACCAGATCACCGAAGCCGCGCGCAAAGTCGCCTCCGACCAGGCCAAACAGGCCGCAGAGCAGTACCAGCAGGACGCCGACGGCACCATCGACGCCACCTATGACCAGCGTGCGCAGGAAGCGGCCCGCCGCATCCCGGACTTCCTGGAAGTGGTGGGCAAGGCCGACATCCAGATCACGCACGACATGCTGGCCGCCTTGAAGGGTAGCGCCCATGGTCCGGACATCGTGTATGCGCTGGCAAAGGACCCGGCAGAAGCGGCACGTATCGCCGCAATGCCGACCGCCCAGATGTACATGGCCCTCGGTGCACTGGAAGCGACGGCTGCCACGAAGGCAACCACCGCCCCGGCACCTGCCGCAGCAGCTGCACCTGCTGCACGCACCACCAACGCGCCTGCGCCAGCCAGCATCGGCGCACCAGCTGGCGCCGCTCCTGCCAATACCGACCCGGCCAAGATGTCCCAGGCCGAATACGAGGCATGGCGGAAGGCCAGCGGCGCGAAGTATTTCCGATAGAGCACCACCCCATCAACGCCACATTTAGGAACACTCCACCATGTCCAACGTACTTGCAACCACCGCCGTCGTCGCGAAAGAATCGCTGGCGGTCCTGAAAAACATGCTGTCGTTCTCGGCCAACGTCAACCGTGACTACGAAGACGAGTTCACCGAGAACAAGAGCCGCGGCTACGCGCCGGGCCAGACCATCAACATCAAGCGTCCGCCGCGCTACCAGTACCGCGCTGGCCGCGTCGCTGTCCCGCAGGGCACCGTGCAGAACACCGTGCCGCTGACCCTGCAACAGGGCGGCTGTGACCTGCAGTTCACCTCGGGCGAGCGCACCCTGTCGCTGGACAAGCTGTCCGACAAGCTGCAGGCCGCAATGGCCGAGGTCACGAACGAGATCGACCGCCAGGGCCTGGCACTGGCCCACTACTCGACCTTCAACACGCTGAACCCGGCCGGCGCCATGCCGAACACCCAGGATCTATCGATCGGCGCAATGACCGACCTGAACGCCCGCCTGGACGAGATGGGCGCGCCGCGCGTGCCTGGCTCGCGCACCCTGATCAGCGCCCCACGCCTGAACGGCAACCTGGTGCGCGGCATGGCCGGCCTGTTCAACCCGAACGGCGCCATCGGCAAGCAGAACAACAACGGCATGCAGGTGCCGTCGTTTGGCCTGAACGTCGGCATGGACCAGAACGTCGACTCGCACACGAACGGCTCGCAGGTCGTCACCGGCACCGCCGTGAACGGTGCAAACCAGGTCGGCGGCCTGATCAACGTCGCGGCCCTGGGCGGCACGATCACCCGCGGCACCGTCATCACCTGGCCGGGCGTGTTCGCCGTGAACCCGAAGACCCGCAACAGCACCGGCGTGCTGGCCCAGTTCGTCGTGACCGCCGATCTGGCCGCCGGCGCCACCGCGATTCCGGTTTCGCCGGCCCTGGTGCCATCGGGCGCGTTCCAGAACGTGACCGCCTCGCCGACCGCTGGCCAGAACTTCCTGATCGTCGGTGCCGCATCGGCCACCTACCAGACCAACATCGCCTACCACAAGGACGCCTTCACCCTGGCGATGGTCCCGATGGCGACGCCGCAGGCTGGTTCGGGTGCGACCGCCCACCAGGAGACCAGCGACGGCTTCACCGTCAAGGTCACCGAGTTCTACGACGGCACGAACGACGTCTCGATCATGCGTCTGGACGTGCTGTTCGGCTGGGCCGCGACCTACCCGGAACTGTCGGCCAAGTACTACACGACCTGATAACGGCGCGTAGTCGAGCGCGGGGCCACGTGCCCCGCTTCATCGAATTCCCTCATCTCAAGGAAGCACATCATGGCAATTACCCTCAACCGCGGCTATATGGGCCTGCTCGCCGGCACCATCGTCGGTCTGACCACCAACATCGAGCAGAACCTGATCGCCCAGGGCCTGGCATCGGCTGCCGCGTCCAAGGCGAACATCACGTCCGGCAACGTCACCTACAACGGCATCCAGGGCTCGGTCGCGATCGCAGCCGGCGCCAACTCGGTGACCATCACCAACTCGCTGATCGACGCCAATACGAAGATCATGGCCAGCATCGCCCAGGCCGCCGCCGACGGCACGCTGACCAGCCTGCCGCGCATTGTGCCCGGCGCCGGCTTCGTGACGATCTACGGCAACGCCAACGCGACCGCCGCCGTGGTCGTGGACTGGACGATTGTTTCGGCTCCCGGCCTGACCGTCGCGAACTGACCCATTCCCGCGTAAGCGGGTTTCCCAACACAGGCCCGGCCGTCACACGATGCGCCGGGCCTTCTTTTTGGAGCATGACAGCATGAAATTCCCGATGATCCTGACCCACCGCGACAACCCGCACGCGCAGATTGTGGTCGCCACCGCCGAGCAGCTGGCCGAGGTGCCGGCCGAGTTCCTGCCGCCGGCCGGTACCGCCGCGCCTGCCGTCGCCACCGCGGCCGCCGCTATCCCGGGCGTGAGCCTGGGCGCCGCCGAAGATGCCGAGCGCCGCCAGAGCCTGGAAGAGGCCGTGGACGAGTTCACTGCCCATGTGCAGGTCGAGACTGCCAAGATCGACGCCGCACGCGCGCAGTTGGACGCTGACCGCGCCGCGCTGGACGAGAAGATGGAAGCCCTGGCCCGCGAGCGTGCCGAGTTCGAAGCGGCGCGCGCCACCTCGGCCATCACCACCGGAACTGGCGAAACCGCTGGCGACGTCGGTACTGCTTCGGCAACTGCCGATGGCGCCGCAACTGGCGAAACCCCAGCGCCAGCCGCCGCGGGCGCCAAGCGTTCCCGCGCCACCAAGGAAGGCGCGTAAGCCATGGCCGCGGTTCTGGACCTGATCACGGCCGCCCTGGTCACCGTCAAGGCGCTGGCCGTTGGCGAGACCCCGGGCGCCGACATGACGACGGACGCACTGGACAAGTTCAACGACGTGCTCGAGGCCCTGTCGATCCAGAACCTGGCCGTGTACGCCAGCGTCGACGCCGTGGTGCCGTTGGTGGCCAACCAGTCGACCTACCTGGTCGGGCCTGGCGGCACTGGCCAGCGCCCGCTGTCGATGAACGCCATCGACTCGGCACGCGTCACCTTCCAAGGCGTCGATTACACGGTCGACCTGGTGCCGCAGGCTGAATACGACGCCCTGGCGGCAAAGCAGACCACCGGCATTCCGAACTGGGCGGCATACGACAACGGTTATCCGGACGCCACCCTGCAGCTGTACCCGGTGCCGTTCCAGACCGGCGTGCTGACGCTCAGCCAGCGCAAGCAATTCACCAGCGCAGCGGCCCTCACTGACACCTTCGACATGCCGCCGGGCTATCGCCGCATGATCCGCCTCATGCTTGCCTGGGAGCTGCGCACCGACTACCCGGGCCTGGGCCCGCAAGAGCTGCAGAACCTGAAGGACGACTTGGCCGGGGCGCTCGGCAGCGTCAAGCGCGCCAACATCGAGCCGGTGATGCTGCACAGCGAAGTAGCCGGGCTGAATGCCTCGGGCGGCGGATACGTCAACTGGCGGGAAGGCGTATGAACGTCGCCGTGACCTATTCCGGCCTGCTAGCGCCCCTGACGGCCGTTGCGCTGCGCGCGCGCATCCTCGATCTCGAGCTGGCGATGCTCATGGCCCCGCGGCAGGCCGAATGCCCTGTACGAAACATGTTCACACCAGGCGAGTACCGCCGCGAAATGACCATCCCGGCCGGCGTGGTGCTGACCGGCGCCGAGCACAAGACCCGGCACCTGAACATCATCAGCCGCGGCCGAATCGTCGTCTGGACAGAGCAGGGCATGTGCGAGCTGGTCGGGCCCTACGAATTTTGGTCAGAACCTGGCACGAAGCGCGCCGGTTACGCACTCGAGGAAACCGTCTGGACCACCGTGCACCCGAACCCGGACGACTGCCAAGACATGGAAGTGCTGGTGGAGCGCCTGACCACATCGAAATACAGCGACCTGCTGGAAAACCGCACCGCAATCGAACATCAAGGGGGAAAACCATGGCTTTTGGCATCAGCGCCGCAACGTATTTAGTCGCCGGATCGGCTCTGGCTGGCGGCATGATCGCCTCCAGCGGCGCGAAATCGGCAGCGAGCACGCAAGCGGCATCCGCCGACCGCGCTGCTGACCTGAACTGGCAGCAATACCAACAAACCCGCGAGGACCAGGCGCCATGGCGCGCCGCCGGTACCACTGCGCTGTCATCGCTAACTGGCGGTCTGCAGCCGGGCGGTGAGTTTGCGAAGTCGTTCTCCATGAACGACTACCAGGCCGACCCGGGCTATCAGTTCCGGCTGGACCAGGGTGAGAAGGGCATCAACAACGCGGCCACTGCGCGCGGTTCGCGCTACTCGGGCGCCACCCTGAAGGCCCTGGCGCGCTTCAACAGCGACCAGGCGAGCCAGGAATACGGCAAGGCCTACGACCGCTTCAACAACGACGTCGGCACCAGGTTCAACCGCTTGGCTACTGTCGCTGGCATCGGGCAGACAGCGATTCAGCAGACCGCCGCAGCTGGCACCTCCGCCGCTGCGACTACCGGGCAGGCTATTCAGGATGCCGGCACCGCCCGCGCCTCTGGTTATGTCGGCACCGGTAACGCCATGAACGGTGCCCTCGGCCAGGTCGGCAACTACTACGCGCTCAAGTCACTGCTGCCCAAATCCCAAGGATTCGATCCGTACCAGTACGACCCTCCGACGAATTACGGCACGGGTGGTGGGAAATATGTCGAAAACGTCGTTTTTTGAGGTGAACTGATGCCGCAACCACTCGTAGCACTCCAAGCAGCTCTTCCACAGTTTGCCGATCCGGTCGACCTGCAAACCAAGGCCTACAAGCTGCGTGACCTCGCCGCACAGGCTGACGCAGCCGACCTCGCACGTGCCGATGACCAGGCCGCACGCGCCGCTTATGCCGCCAACCCGACCGATGGCGCCGCGCGCCTGTCCGCATTGGCCGGCGTGTCGCCGAAGGCCTACGCGACCGAGGCCAAGGCGCAGGCCGACCAGGCGAAAGCCAGCGCCGAGACCACTGCCAAACAGATCGAGGCCGCTCACAAGAAAGTGGACCTGACCGGGCAGGCCTTCGGCTATGTGCGTCAGTTCCCGACCGCCGACAACGCCAAGAATGCGATCCAGTGGCTGGGCGACCAAGGGGTCTATACCCCGGAGCAGGTAGCGCAGTACCACGCAAAGATCGACGCAGCGCCCGACAAGGTGAGCGATATGGCCAACCAGGCGTATGCAGCCGCACTGGGCGTGAAAGAGCAGCTGTCCAAGATCGAGACTCGCGACACCGGCGGCCAAGTCCAGACCATCGCGACCAACCCGTTGACCGAGAAGACCACCACGCTGTCGACCATCGACAAGACCCAAAGTCCGGACAACAAGGCAACAAACGATCGCGTCGCCGCCGAGGGCCGCGCGAGCCGCGCTACCCAGATCCAGGTGCAGAAGATGATCGGCGAGCGCCAGGATGCCGGCGATACCGAGGCGAACATCGATCCGAAGCGGCTGTCCTTCATGGTCGACCAGGCCCTGAAGGGCGACACCACCGTCTACCAGAACCTGGGGCGCGGCAAGCAGGGTGCCGCCAACCTCCTGGCGCTGCGCGGTGCGGTGGCCGACGAGGCGCAGAAGCGAGGGATGAGCGGCGCCGACCTGGCCGCCATCAATGCCGACTACCAGGGCCAGAAGGCCGGCTTGCGCACCTCGGGCACGATCAGCGCGCGCATCGAAAATGCAGCAGCGGAAGCCGATCAGCTGGCGCCGCTGGCGATCGACGCCGGCCGCAAGGTCGCGCGCTCCGGCTTCCTGCCTTTCGGTCGCGCTCAGGTGCTGTTCAACAATCAGACCAACGATCCGGACATGAACCGCTTCGCGACCGCGAACATCGGCCTGGCCACCGCCTACGCCGGCGCCATGGCGCGGGGCGGCAAGGCCACCGTGAGCGACAACGAGCACGCGCGTGAAATGCTGTCTACGGCTAAGAGCCAGCAGGCCTACGAGGCGATCGTAGACCAGATGCAGCAGGAGATTGCAGCGGCCAAGGCAGCGCCGCAGCATGTCCGTGACAACCTGCGCGGCCAGATCAGCGGCAAGGGCGGCCACAATGCCCCGGCACCAGCTGCTGGCGCGGTGATCGACTTCGGGAGCCTGAAATAATGGACGTCCGACTCCCTGACGGCACCGTTATCCGCGGCGTCCCCGACGGTACCAGCAAGGCTGACCTGACTGCCAAGCTGGCGCGCAACGGATACGACGTGTCGAAGCTGGGCGGCCTGCCCTCCGATGTCCCACAGGTCGGCGCCGACGGCCACGTGATCCAACAGAAGCCGGTGCCAGCTGCGGAGGAGCCGCGCGACAACCTGCTTGGCGTGCTGGTGTCGCCTGTCGATGCCGCACTGTCAGCCGGGTCGGCGATTGCCGGCGCCGTGGCTGGCCCGATCGCTGGCGTCGGCAAGTCGATCATCGATGGCAAATTCGGCACTGCCGAGGGTGCGCGCCAGGCCGAAGAGTTCGGTTCCAAGGTCGCGCAGAAGATCGCCCGGCCGCCCGCCACCCAGGCCGGACGCAAGATCCTGGAAGCTGTTGGTGCCGTCGGTGAGCCGTTGGGTGCCCTGCCGACCGCCGAACTGGCCAGCCTGGCGGGCGCCGCCGGCAATGCGACGCGCGCCGTGCGCGGTGCTGCAGCTGCCACTGCTGCCGTGCAGGATGCCGCTGACGCCGCGACCGTGGCCACGAAGGGTCCGAGCCTGCGCGACCTGGTGCGCGCCCCCCAGCAGCTTTCCGGTGTCGGCGCCGCCGAGGCATCGCAGGCCACGACGCGCGCCGCGCGCGCGCAGTCCCTGCCGGTACCGATCAAGCTGACGAAGGGGCAGCTGACGCGCAACCGTGAGCAGGTAGCCTTCGAGCGGGAGACCGCCAAGCAGAAGGAAGGCGCGCCGCTGGCCAGCAATTACGAGGACCAGAACGCCCAGTTCGGCCAGAACCTGGACGCGGCCGTCGACACCATCGGCGCCGAGAACTTTACGCCGCGCGCGGTCGGTAAGTCGGTTGTCGCAGCGCTCGACGCGAAGGACACCGCCAAGCGGGCGGAGATCAGCAACCTCTACCAGAAAGCACGCGACGCTGGCGAGCTGCAGCAGCCGGTCGACGTCACCTCGCTGGCCGAATGGGTGAAACGGAACAAGGGCAAGGACCGCCTGGCACCCATCGTCAGCGTCATCGAGAGCGAGCTGAAGCAGAACGCCAAGGTGGAAGGCGGCGGTGTCGACCTGCGCACCCTCACCAAGCAGCCAGCGCGCACCACGATGTCGCTGGAGGCATCGGAAGACCTGCGCCAGGCGATCGGCAAGCTGGCCGAGCCCGGCACCCCGAACGTGGTGTTCGGAAAAGAGGCAAAGGGCATCATCGACGCCGCCCAGGAAGGCAAGGGCGGTGACCTGTTCCGCCAGGCGCGCCGCGCGTACGAGAACTACGCCAACGAGTTCGAAAACCGCGACGTGATCGCGAAGGCCCTGCGCACGAAGCCGGGCACGAAAGACCGCGCCGTTAAGTATGAAGGCGTTTTCGATCACGCAATTCTGAACAGCAGCACGGACGACGTGCGCCACATCTTCCGCGTGCTCGAGGCGCACCCGGCCAGCGCCGCGCCGGAAGTCGTCGCCGCTGGCCAGCAGGCCGCGCGCGACCTGCGCGGCGCCGTGATCAACCACATCAAGGACGAGATGCAGAAGAACTTGAACGTGGACAGCGCCGGCGCGCGCACCGGCTCGCCGGCCAAGATCGACGCCATCGTGCGGGAGCTCGACAAGGACGGCAAGCTGGAAGTGATCTTCGGGAAGAAGGGCGCCGACCAGGTGCGCGACCTGCGCGACGTTGCGATCGACATTTACACCAGCCCGAGCGGCACGGTGAACAGCTCGAACACTGCCAGCGCGCTGATGCGCAAGCTGGACGATGTCGCCGCTTATACCAAGGCAACGCCGGTGCTGGGCAAGGTCATCAAGTACACGACCGACCAGATCCACTCCGCGAACACCCGCCGCAAGGTGCGCGACGCGATCAATCCGAACCTGAAGGATCTGGCCGGGAAGGGGGGCAACTGATGCCGCAAATTCCATTCGTTGGCGCGGCCTACCGCGAGCGCTCCAAGAACCTTGATGCCCAGGCCTGCATCAACCTGTTCCCGGTGCTGGGCGAGTCCGGTGCCGCCAAAGCGGTCAGCTCGCTGTACGGCACGCCTGGAACGCGCCCGTTGGTGTTGCTCCCGGATGCCCCGGTGCGAGCCATCCATCCGCCTACTGACGGCGGCCAGCTTATCGTGGTCAGTGGCAGTACGGTCTACCGCGTCGCCATCAGCCGCAGCGCGGCCCCGGTGGTGACGAAAATCGGGACTGTGGATCCTGGCACCGCGCCGGTTGCTATCACCGATAACGGCACGCAGGCGGTGATTGTCACCGGCGCGAACGGCTACGTGGTCGACCTGACCGCGAACAGCGTGAACCAGATCACCGATGAAGCGTTCTACGGCGCCACCAGCGTCGACATTCTGGCCACCTTCGCGATCTTCAACCGGCCCGGCACCAACCAGTTTTACATATCCGGCTCCAATGACATAACCTTCGACGCCCTGGACTTCGCCAGCGCGGAAAGCAATGCAGAGCCGATCGTTCGGCTGCTGGTCAACCACGCCGACGTCGTGATTTTCAAAAAGACCGTCACCGAAATCTGGCGGGTCAGCGGCGATGTCGATTTCCCCTTCGCGCGTGACACCAATGCTGCGATCGAGCAGGGGTGCGCCGCGCCCTGGTCGGCGGTCTCGATGGACAACAGTGTCTTCTGGATCGGCCAAGCCGGCGAAGGTGGCGGTATCGTCTGGCGCCTGAACGGCTACACGCCGCAAAGAGTTTCGACCGATGCGGTCGAATATGCGATTGCCAGCTATGGCGACGTTTCGGACGCTCTGGGTTATGCCTACCAGCAGGAGGGGCACACCTTCTACATGCTCACGTTCCCGAGCGCGGGTGCCACCTGGGTTTATGACGCTGCCACGCAGCTGTGGCATCAACGGGCCTACCTGGATCCGGACACCGGCACGCTTGGGCGCCATCGTTCGAACTGCCACGCCTACGCGGCAGGCATGCATGTCGTCGGCGACTTCGAAACCGGCGACCTGTACACGTTGGACCTAGACTATTTCTATGACGGTACCGACCCGATGCCGGCGATCCGCGCTGCTGCGCATATCGCTGGTCCGGATTACCAGTGGATCGTGCACAACCGCCTGCAGATCGATATGGAAGTCGGCTGGGGTGTGGAAGATGGTAGCGACCCGACTGCACTGCTGGACTGGTCGAACGATGGCGGCCACACATGGAGCAACCAGCACCCAGCATCCATCGGGAAACAGGGCGAATACAAAGCGCGGGTGCGCTGGAACCGCCTGGGCCGCGCGCGCGACCGCGTCTACCGCCTGACCATCACCGACCCGGTGAAGCGCGTGATCATTGGCGCCGCCCTGAATCCGGAGTCATGACATGGGCAACCCCTTGAACCTCTTCCCGGCGCGCGTGCCGATCGGCCGCGCCACCGCCCCCGACGGTCGCACCGTCGACGTGCTGATGACGCAGGAATTCTCACGCGCGCTGACCGACCTACTGGTGCGAGTCGGCGGCGCGAACGGCATGGACGTGAATGAGCTGGCCGCCCTTGCGTCGACCGAGGATTACAGCCAGCAGGTGCTGGCGCTGCGCGCCGAGGTCGCCGAGCTGCGCGCGCTGGTCGAGCAGGCCGCACCCGCGCTGGCCCTGCAGCGGCAGATCGAGGCCATGCGTATCGAACTGGCCTTGATCGAAGACCCGGCAGCGGCCGTGCGCTACATCCTGGTGAAGTACGCGCCGCTGCTATCGCCTCACTTCCAGGGCATTCCAACCGCGCCAACGGCGTCTATTGACACCAACACCGACCAGCTGGCGACCACGCAGTTTGTGCTGGCGCAGGCGTCGACGACTGCCCCGCTGATGAACGGCGCGCTTCCGGCGCCTGGCGGCAGCACCCGCTACGCGCGCGCCGACCATGTGCACCCCAGCGACAACAGCAAACAGGGGACCATCGCGACGGCGACGGTCACCGGCTCGCGCGGCGGAAACGCTGCGCTTACTTCCCTGCTTTCCGGGCTCGCCGGCCAGGGCCTGATCATCAACAGTACCACCGCATAAGAACGAAAGGATTCCTGAAACATGTCCGTCACACCCTACATCTACGACGGCGGCACGCTGACCGCTGCCGCCACCCAGCAGGGCACGAAGGTGCCGAACCTGACCAAACGCGTCATCAAATCGGCGTCCCTGGTGAACACCTCCGGCGCGCCGATCTCAGGCACCGTCAACATCGTCACCGCCGACAACACCGTGATTCCCCACATTTTTGCGCGCCCGATCGCGGCCGGCGAGACCTACCCCTGCTTCGAACTGATCGGCAAAGGCGTCAATGCCGGCGGTGCCGTGCAGGCGCTGGGTCTGGGTCTGGTCTTCATGTACACCGCAACTGACTTCGTCTAAGGGCTACCGATGACCACTGCGATCCTCATGCCGCTGCCGAAGCAGCAATTTCTGTCCGCGATCGGCACCCCGCTAATCGGCGGCAAGGTGTACACCTATGCCGCCGGCACCACGAACCCGAAGCAGACGTTCAGCGATCCCGCTGGGACTACGCCTCAAGCAAACCCGATCACGTTGAATGTGCGCGGCGAACCTGCCAGCCCGATCTACTGGAGCGGCAACTATCGGGTCGACGTGCGTGACGCGCTCGGTAACCTGGTCTACAGCGTCGACAACTACAGCACCGACCCGCTGGGCCTGCTTGCGCTGTTCACGTCGGCTGGTGCGTCCCTGGTGCGCTTCATCTTCGGCGCTGGCGCGAAGGACCGGTCGGTAGCCGACAAGCTGCGCGAACGCGGCAGCGTGTTCGACTACATGACCGACGCGCAGAAAGCCGACGTAATTTCTGGGAACCCGGTGCTGGACCACACGGCGGCCTGCCAGACCGCGATCACCAATTGCCAAAACCTGTATTGGGGCGACGCTTCGCACAAGTACCGCATCACGTCGAAGCTGGCGTTCAACGTGGCAGGACAGCGCCACTATGGCGGCGGCGCGCTGCTGTTCGCTGGCGACACGACCGCGCGCCTGGGCGACGTGACCGCGCAGAACGTCACCTTCGACGGACTGGCCTTCGACGCCGGTGGAAAGCAGCCGCGGTCGGCGCTGGTCTATGTCGACACCGGCGCCAACTATGCAAAGTTCGCCGGTTGCACCTTCAAGAACATGACCTGCTCGAGCAATGGCATCTCTGTCCTGAACCAGACCTACGCGCTGTTGATCAACCCGTATGCGGTCCTGAACTTTGACGTTCGGGATTGTGTTTTCAAAGACTTGATCAAGTACAACGACGGCGTGCACGGTACGCCGACCGCAGCCGCGACGATTGGATATGGCTTCATCGGCGGCGTGTGCTTCCTGCCCGAAGACATGACGGTGCCGGCGGCAGCACAACCGATACCGACGGCCGGGACCATTTCCGGCTGTGTCTTCGACAATATCCAGTCGATCCTGGCCGGTGGTCTAAGCCTGGGCGATCAGGCCGACTTCAACGATGCCGACGCGATCCGGACCTATGGCCAGCCCGGCGGCGCCGAGTACCTGAACGTCAGCATTTCCGACTGCACCTTCCGCAACGTGTCCAAGCGGGCGTTCAAGCTGCGCGCGGCTGGCTCTGTCGTGGATAACTGCAACGTGTACGCGAGCGGTATGCAATACGGGATGATCGTGCCGATCGACGTCACCAGCAACTGCCGGGTGTCGAACGTGAACGTGTTTGCTTCCAGCGCGCGTCCGGTGCAGATCGGCGTGCAGTGGTCGGTCGGTTCTGTGACCAACATCGAAACCGTGGTTGATGGTCTATACGTTTCCAACTGCATCAGCGGCATCAGTGTCATCGGCCAGGCCAGCACCGACACCCTGCAGAATTTCACCGTGCGTAACATGACGCTGCCGAATGCAACGGTTTACGGCATTGCGCAGGGCGGCACACTACCAGCAAGCCAGCGCAACCTGAATTTCGAAAATATCCAGATCATCGGCGGCAGCGTGAATTGCGCCGGTATCTCGATGGCCAACGCGGGCGACGTCAGCGGCGGCACTAATTTGCGCAACGTGTATATCCGGAACGCTTCGCTGTCGCTGTCCGGAATTAACAATAAGGTCGACGGCGTGAGCGTCGAGATCGACTCGGCCGCTTATGCCGGGCCAGGGCCATCCGTACCGCTTTTCAACATCGGCGCGGCAGGCTATGGCGGCTATTCCGTCATCAAAAACCTGTTCATCAATGCCTGGAATATCAGCCCCACTTTCGTAAACGCATCGCGTAATCACCTGGGCTATATCTCGGGCGATAACTCGACGTGGGAAAACTTGCGCTTGCGCGTGCCCGATGGTCTCGATCAGAACTGGCCGCATGCTGAATTCCTGGGGAGCGACTGGAATCTGGATGGGTTCAGCTACGACGGCCCGGGGCGCATTGAAATCGGCGACGCCGCTATCGCGCGCCGCTTTACGGTAGCGAACGCGCGGCGCCTGGGTAGTGGTGCAAGCGCCAGTGCGTTCCTCTACACGAACAACGCCGGCACCACTGATGGCCTGTTCGAAAACGTGGCCGACTACCGCCCGACCACGAACAACACCATCACGATCAATGCAGGCGCCCGCTTCATTGTCAACAACGTGTCGTCGCGCAGCTCCAACGCGACGATCGTGCAGAACGGCGGCCTGGCCAAAACCGCCAACGTGAACAGCTTCTAGTTCTCGCCCCAACCACCAATAAAAAATGAAGGTCAAAAACATGAATGTCCTGATCCCCGGCGGTGCCGTATGACCCCCATCACCGAGCAGCAAAACGCGATCACCCTGGCAGCGCTGCAGGTGGAGGTCTCCTACCTGAAGGTCGCAGTGGGCGACCTGCGCGCGACCAACACGCTGCAGAACGAAAAACTGGACAAGGTGCTGGCACAGCTGGCCGAAGCGCGCGGCGGCTGGCGCACCTTGATGCTGATCGGTGGCGCTGCCGGCTCGATCGGCAGCGGCCTGACCTGGTTGATGTCCCACATGAAAGTCTGACCATGAAAATCATCGACAACCTGCGCGCTGCCTGGCACTCGTTCACGATGCGGCTGAATATCCTGCTGCTGGCCGCCTATCCCTTCGCCGATACGATCGTTGCCGGCGTGCGCGACAACCTGCCCGACCTGGCGCAATACCTGCCAGCCAATGTGTTCCGTGCCGTCGGCCTTGCCCTGGTCATTTACAACATTGTGCACGCCGCGCGCGCTGCCGGAAAGGCGAAGGCCACCTGATGCCACCTACTTCGTTCCTGGCCATGATGGTCAAGCCGGCGCAGGCCTGCCAGCGCGCCACCGGGATCCCAGCTTCCTTCATCCTGGCACAGGCGGCGCTGGAATCTGCCTGGGGATCGCGCTGCCCGGGTAACAACCTGTTCGGCGTGAAGGCGGATAAGGCCTGGAAGGGCCCGACCGTCGACGTGCCGACCCATGAAGTGATCAAAGGCCAGCGCATCGCGATCACCGGCAAGTTCCGCGCCTATGCCAGCTGGGCCGAGTGCATAGCCGACCACGCCACATTCTTCGAGGCCAACCCGCGCTATTCCGCATGCTTCCGCGAGTCCACCGGCGAGGGCTGGGCGCGCGCGGTGGCGGCCGCCGGCTACGCTACCGATCCGGCCTACGCCAAGCTGCTGATCGACGTCATGGGCAATCGTCCTGGCGGTCGAAACATGGCGCAGTACGACGTGCCTGCACAGGTGCCAGCATGACCGCGCTCGAGCGGCTGGGCGCCGCGGCGATCCTGGTGCTGATCCTGCTGTTGGGCGGCGCCTGGTGGATCCAGCATTACGGCGACGAGCAGCACGACGCCGGCTATGCCGCGGCGGTGGCCGCTGGTAAAGAGCAACACGACCGCGACGCTGCGGCCGCCCTTAAAACTGAGTCGGACCTGCGCGCGCAGCTGCGGGCCAGGGATGCCGACGCCCTACGAAAGGAAGAGGAATATGCTTCGAACCTTGAAAATGCTCAGCGTCGCGTGCGTACTGGCGTTGACAGCCTGCGCTGCCCAGCTACCAGCGCCGTACCAGCCGGCACCGCGCCCGGCGATCGACCCGCTGCCGCCGGATCTGTCGCTGACGGAGAGGGACCGGCAATGGTGCCCGAAGTTTCTGCGGATATTCTCAGCCTCGTCGCAGACCATCAGCGACTTGTGCAGCGATACGCTCGTGTCGTCGAGCGCTTCGAAGCCTGCCAGGCCCTGAACGCGAAGTAGGCATCGTGGAATTTCACGTTATCACCACGCACGGCAGCGAACTGCTGCTGCGCGTGGTCGACGGCAAGGCGGTGATCGTGCCGCCTATGCCGTCGGCCGCAGCTGCAGGACATCGGCACCCAGCCGCAGCTTGTCCAGATAGTCGGCCCAGCGCTGCATCATCTCCCGGCGCGCCGGCAGGTGGGCCGTGCGATTGTAGGCCCGGCCATTCACATCCTTGACTGCGTGCGCCAGCTGGTGCTCGATCAGGTCGACCCGTTCCCCTAGAACTTCGTCCAGAATGGTGCGTGCCATCGCCCGGAAGCCGTGGCCCACCATCGTGTCGCCGTCGTATCCCATATTTCGCAGCGCCATGTTGATCGTGTTTTCGCTCATCGGTCGGCCTGGCCGGAGGCTCGCGAAAACGTAGCGCCCATGGCCGGTGATCGGCTCCAGCCCGCGTAGGATTTCGACCGCCTGGCGGGCAAGCGGCACAATGTGGTCGTTCTCCATCTTCATCTTCTCGGCCGGGATCCGCCATTCGCCGGCGTCCAGGTTCATCTCGGACCACTCGGCCTCGCGAATCATGTGCGGCCGCTGGAAGACGAGCGGTAGGAACTTCAGCGCCGCGCAGGTCACCGGGTGACCGTCGTAGGCGTGGATCGCGCGCATCAGCACCGCAGCGTCGGCCGGCTCGGTGATCGCCGCCAGGTGCTTCTCGACCGGCTTTTCGATGGCGTCACCTATACCTACCGTTGGATCGCGGTCGACCAGCTCGGACACCATCGCCATGCGGAATACCTTGCTGATGTACCCGAGCACGCGGTGCGCCGTCTCCCTGACGCCTCGCGCCTGCATCTTCTTCATGACATCGAGGATGTCGCGGGGGCGTAACAGGTGGATCGGCGTCTGGCCGATGTGCGGGAATACGTCCACCTCGAACCAGCGCACCACTTGGGCGTGGGTGGTCTCGGCGCGCTTGCTCTTCGTCGCTTCGAACCAGTCGCGCGCAGCAGCTTCGAACGTGGCGCCGGCCGCGCGCATCGCTTCCCGGGCAACGTCCTGCTTTTCAGCGCTCGGGTCCTTGCCAGCGGCTAGCAGCTCGCGCGCCTGTTCGCGGCCCTTGCGCGCGTTCGCGAGCGACACGGCAGGGTAGACCCCGAGGGAAAGCGTCTTCTGTTTGCCCAGAAAACGGTAGTTCATGCGCCAGTATTTGCCCGCCGCGTTCACCAGCAGGTACAGTCCGCCGCCGTCAGAGTGCTTGTCGCCGGCCTTGGCACCGCTGTATTTGGCCTGCCGGATGAATGTGTCGGTGAGTGGCATTCCTGTCTCGTGTTGGTATCTGGTAGCCGCTTGACGGCGACATACCATCAAACCTACCAACAAAACTTAGAGATTGGATGATACAACAGGTGACTTGATGAGCCGGAAAAAGTCCCGGCCACAGAGGAAGAACAACGAATTTTGATACAACTTGGTATGTGTTGCTACAGGGTACTGGTGCCTCCGGCCGGAATCGAACCGGCACGCCTTACGGCGCTTGATTTTGAGTCAAGTGCGTCTACCAATTCCGCCACAGAGGCTGCAAGCGCAGGCGCGCATCTTAGCACATGGGATGCCAAAAAGACCAGTGCGCGTGCGCGGTTCCGGCGTATGATCTCGCCTACCCCGGAAAATAGCCGCCGCCAGTGCGGCGTGCACGATGAAAAACAAGAAGATACGCGAGATCATCCTCGGCAAGGCCCTCGACCCGATGAAGAGCGAAACCCGCCATTCGATGGCGCTGGTGGCGTTCCTGGCCTGGGTCGGGCTGGGGGCGGACGGGCTGTCCTCGTCCGCCTACGGCCCCGAGGAGACTTTCCGCGCGCTGGGCGCCCATACCCACCTGGGCCTGTACATGGCCGCCGCCACCGCGGTCACCGTCTTCATCATCGCGCTCGCCTACAACCAGGTGATCGAACTGTTCCCGACCGGGGGCGGCGGCTACCGCGTCGCCACCAAGCTGGTCGGACCCTACCTCGGGCTGGTGTCCGGCTGCGCGCTGATCCTCGACTACGTGCTGACCATCGCGATCTCGATCGCCTCCGGGGTCGACGCGCTGGCGTCCTTCCTGCCGCTCGGCTTTCAACCCTATAAACTCTGGGCCGAGGCCTTCTTCATCGCGCTGCTGATCGTGATGAATCTGCGCGGCCTGAAAGAGGCGATCCAGATCCTGCTGCCGATCTTCCTCGGCTTCGTCGCCACCCACCTGGTGCTGATCGTCTACGGCATCGTCGCGCACGCGTCCCACCTGCCGCAGCTGGTGCCGAACACCGTGCTTGAAACGCGCGAGCTGGCGCAGCACATCGGCTGGGCCGGCGTGGCCGGGATGCTGCTGCTGGCGTATTCGCAGGGCGGCGGCACCTATACCGGCCTGGAGGCGGTGTCGAACAACGTCAACCTGCTGGCCGAGCCGCGCGAGCGCACCGGGAAGATGACGATGCTGTACATGGCGCTGTCGCTGGCCTTCACCGCCGGCGGCATCATCCTGCTCTACCTGCTGTGGGAAGCCCGCCCGGTGAACGGCGAGACCCTCAATGCCACCACCTTCCGCAGCATCATCGCCAGCATGGGGCTGGGCAGCGAGGTGCTGAACCAGGTGGTGCTGGCCGTGGTGCTGGCCTTCGAGGCCGGCCTGCTGTTCGTCGCCGCGAATACCGGCTTCCTGGGCGGCCCGTCGGTGCTGTCGAACATGGCGTCGGATTCCTGGGTGCCGCACCAGTTCCGCTATCTGTCGACCCGCCTGGTGAAGCAGAACGGCATCCTGCTGATGGGCGTGGCCGCGCTGGCGATCCTGTTCTGGACCGGCGGCCGGGTCACCCTGCTGGTGGTGCTGTATTCGCTGTCGGTGTTCCTGACCTTCGCCGTCTCGCTGTTCGGCCTGTGCCTGTACTGGTGGCGCCACCGCAAGGACACCGACAACGCGCGCTGGGTGCGGCGCTTCCTGCTGTCATTGGTCGGCTTCGTGATCTGCGCCGGCATCCTGGCGATCCTGCTGGTCGAGCGCTTCACGCAAGGCGGCTGGGCGACCGTCCTGATCATCGCGGCCATCGCCGCCCTGTGCAACTTCATCCGCAACCACTACCGCGAGACCAAGCGCGCGATTCAAGCGGTGGACGAGGTGTTCGCGAACCAGCCCTTCGGCCCCGTAAAGGAGTCGGTCGACCCGGACCCGGAGGCGCAGACCGCGGTGTTCATCGTCGGCACCTCGCGCGGCGGCGGCCTGCATGCGCTGCTGTGGGTGCTGCGCATGTTCCCGGGCCACTTCAAGAACTTTTTGTTCGTGAACGCGCGCACGGTGGACGCGCATGCCTACGGCGGCGAGGGCGCGCTGGAACAGATGCGGGAGGATGCGGCGCGGACGCTGGAATACTTCGTCGACTTCTGCCAGAGCCACGGGATGGCGTCGGCGTCGTACATCGGCTTTGGCACCGACGCGGTGGACGAGGTGGCCCGCATGTGCGAGCAGGTCAATCGCGAATATCCGAACTCGATCTTCTTCACCAGCAAACTGATCTTCGCGTCGGACAACTGGTTCACCCGGCTGCTGCACAACCAGGCGGCGCTCGCCGTTCAGCGCCGCCTGCACTTCGAGGGATTACAAATGGTCATCCTGCCGATGAAGGTGTAGTCAGCACGCCATTTGCTCGCGCAATGCCCGCAGCGCCTTCACCGGACCCGTCACCTCGAGCGCATGTTCGCGCACGGTCACGGCAATTTCCTTGCCGCCGCGCGCGCGGTAGCGCACGGCGCCCGGGAGGCGTTCGGCCGGCGCATAGCCGAGCCGGGCCAGCGCCTCGTCCATCGTGACGACCAGGTGGCAGGCGTCGAAGCGGGTCATGACCTCGAAGCGGCCGGTCATCATCTGCGCCGCCATCGGCATCAGGCCGCCGGCCAGGATCGGCACCACGATGTAGGCCAGCGGCGCGTGCGGATCGAACACGTGGAAGGCGAACATCAGCGCGGGCAATCCCAGCGCCAGCGTCAGCCCCAGCCACGCCGCACGCCGCGGCGCACCCAGGGACAAGGGGCGGCGGCGCGCCTGTTCCGGGGCGCGCTCGATGTCGGAAAACGTCACGCTTTTCATGATGGGGCTCCTAGGCTGGCGATACCGCGGGTGGCGGGCACATCCATCATTCTGATAACTCGGGCCGGACAGGAATTGATTTTTCTCAAACGCGGCCTTTCCCGGGATGAAGTGTTTTCGATCGGGAAAGATATGGTCAAAAAATACCACGCTTGGGCGAAAAACGGCTGAGATTTGTGCGCAATCTAACAGTTGAGGGGTAAGCACGAACTTAAGCTGTCATCAAGGATCGGTGTCAATACGCCGGCTCCCCCGGATAGTAGGTCCCGACAACTTATCTCAGGAACTATCATGAAACTGAAATCTCTCGTTCTAAGCGCCCTCATCGCGGGCGCGGCCGCCGCCTCCCAAGGCGCCGCCGCGCAGGCGATCGACCGCAGCGTTCCGCTAGCGACAGCGGGCGACGGCGTGGGCGGCTTCAACGCGCATTTCGGCGATACCTTCACCGCCTCGACCCTGGGCAACACCTTCTCCGACGTCTTCACCTTCAACATCGGCACGCCGTTCGACGCCGCCGCCTCGGTGACCTCGTCCTACCTGAACACGCCGCAGACCAAGGACCTCTTGATTACCGGCTTCAGCCTGTACCGCATTGACCCCGCCACGATGGCCATCCTCGGCACCGCGATCGCCGGGATCAACGAGACCGGGTTCGGCTCGCACCCGACCGATTCGTGGTCGCTGTCGGCGTACGGCCTCACCAGCGGTTATTACGCGCTGAAGGTCGACGGCCAGGTGAGGGGAATGGGTGGGGGCGCCTTCGGCGGCGACCTGACGATCTCGCCGGTGCCGGAGCCGCAGGCCTGGGCGATGCTGCTGGCCGGCCTGGGATTGGTCAGTGTGGCGGTCCGGCGCACGCCTGCGCTGCGCCGGATCCGCAATCAGCGGCGCTGATACAGGCGGAAGCGCTCGTCGCGGTCGGAGGGGCGGCGCCCTTCCCACAGCAGCGCCCAGTCGCGGGGGTGGAAGTCTTCCAGCACCACTTCGCCGCCGCGCGGGCCGTCGCCGGTCTGGAGCACGCTCTGGCGGGCGGCATCGCCGCGGCCTTCGTCGGCGGTCTTTTTCAGGCTGTCCTGCAGCAGCAGGTAGCTGCACTTGCCGCCCTCGACGCCGGCGAACGGCAGGTGGCCGAAATACGCGAACGAGGCGCGCTGCGCCGGGCCGACGTTGGTTTCGATGCAATCGGCATTCGCCGGCAGGCGCGCCGCGATCTGCTGGGCCACGCTGGCGTAGCTCTTGCCGTAATTGAGGTCCGGCATGAACAGCGTCATCAGCAGCACCCACAGCATGATCAGGCCGCCGGACGACAGCACCACGGCGCGCCACAGCACCGAAGGCTGGCGCGACAAACGCCAGTGCACCAGCAGGAACCAGCCGACCGTGGTGGTGGCGGCAACGATGAAGGCGACGATGCCGAATTCGGGCTTGAAGCCGGGCAGCAGCTTCAGCGCATTCTTGGCGAACTGCGCCGGCCAGCCGGTCAGCTTGGCCACCCAGAACAGCCAGACCAGGCCGCCCAGCAGGCTCAGGACCATCACCGAGAACCAGTCGATCGCATTGATGGTGCCGCGCTTCATGGTCGGCAGGCCGAAGGCCGCCATCAGCGCCATCGGCGGCAGCAGCTTGAGCAGGTCGCCGTTTTCCGGCACCGGATCGCACAGCACCAGCAGCACCAGCAGGCCGACGAAGCCGGTCGGCAGGATAATGTGCAGCAGGCCGTGCTGACGGCGCCATGCCCAGGCGGCCCAGGCGGCGAACGGCCAGGCCGGCCAGCAGAACCAGATGCCGACGCGGAAGAAGGCCTTGATCGAATGCCAGCTCGGCATGCTCAGCTGGGTGGCGTTCCAGGCCAGCCATTCGCTCACCGGCGACTGGTGGTAGGGTTTCGCCAGCAGTGCCGGCAGGATCCAGACCAGCATGACCAGCACGGCCGTGCCGGCCGCCAGGCCGACGTTGCGCAGGGTGGGGCGGGCCGGCATCTTCAGGAAGCGGTTGCACAGGAACAGCGCGCCCAGCAGCACGATGGGCGAGGCGATGCCGCGCGTCAGCGCCAGCGTGCCCAGCACCACGCCGGTCAGCACCGCATTGCGCGTGTTGGGCTCTTCGATATAGCGTACCGAGCGGTACAAAAACCAGGCCAGCAGCGAGCCCTGCAGGGTCACGGCCAGGGTTTCATGGCTTTGCAGCAGCAGGCCCAGGCAGCCCAGGTAGATCAGGACCGCGGTGTCGGCCAGGGTGCGGCCGTAGTCGTCGGGTTCGGGCTGGCCGCCGAAGGCAAGGCGCAGCGGCTGGGCTTCCGAGCGCCGGCCCAGGCGGAACGCGGTCTGCCACAGCGACACGGTGCCCAGCACGAAGATGCCGATGGTCGACATGCGCGCCGCCAGCACGTCGCCCAGCAGCCAGCCGAACAGCTTGATGCACAGCGCGCCCAGCCAGAAGGCCAGCGGCCCTTCCTCGGGCGCGGGCAGGCCGGCGATGTTGGGCAGCAGCCAGTCCTGGAAGCCGCCATGCGCCGTGGTCCACATGATGCCGAAGCTGGCGGCATCGTCCTTCCACGGATCGCGCCCGATCAGGCCTGGCAGGATGTACAACAGGCCGAGTGCATACAAGGCCCATCGTGGCAGCGCAAGTGTGGCGGCGGCGGGGAGGCGGACTGGTTTCATCGATACGGGGATGCGTGGTGCAATAAATTAATGTCGCGCTAGTATAGCGACAAACATCGCGACAAAAAAAAAGGAAGCCCGAGGCTTCCTTCTTGAGAGGCCCGAAGGCCTCTTGTGCGTTCGCTCGTCGGGGAATTAGCCGTTGGCGACGCTGGTCTTCGAGCCGACCGCACCGAACTTCTGGCGGAATTTCTCAACGCGGCCAGCGGTGTCGACGATCTTGTGCTTACCGGTGAAGAACGGGTGCGACTCAGCCGACACCTCGATCTTGATCAGCGGATACTGCTTACCTTCGAAATCGATGGTTTCGCGGGTATTGATGGTCGAACGGGTGATGAATTTGAAATCGCACGACAGGTCGTGGAAGACAACTTCGCGGTATTCTGGATGGATATCGGTTTTCATGGTTTGCCTCGGTTAAGTTGGTAGCCAAAAGGCACTTCGTCGGTCGTGCTGCTTCGTGACCCGATTGCCCATCACTTGCCAGGGGTGGTACGGAACCGGAGATTATATGTCAGCCCGGTCCACGAGGCAACTACAGCGTCTCACAAAGCCCCATGGCGGCGTTGCACCGTCCCGCCGTACTTTTGTACTGTCTTCGACGGTGCGCCTTGCCCTGGGGCTCAGTGAGACGCTCTTGTCCCGCTTCAGGCACCCGGGTTCAGGCATGGGGCAGGCGCGACATCATGGTCAGGATCATGCCGCCGAAGCCGATGACCATGGTGATGGCGGTTGCCGCCATCCACTTGCTCAGGCGTGCGGATTCGCTGTGGATATCGGTTTTGAGCTCGGCTTTCAGTTCCGACAGGTCAGCTTTGTTGGGCAGCATGGTCAAGGTCGTATCGAAGCGGGTTTCGAGGACGATCAGGCGCCGGTCGATCAGGAGCTCCTTGTGGCGCTGGGCGGGCGCGTCGTGCAATTCATCGGAAGTCATCGTCGCTCCTTGTTGGTATGGGGACGATTTTCCGGGGTGGGACCGTGCGGGGCTTGATCTGAATGAATCGTAGCGCATAAAACAGAAAAGGCGAGTACGACTCGCCTTTTCATGGGATCCCGCGGTGAAAACGGCCGGGATCAGCCGCCGCGACGCATCATGTCGAAGAACTCGACGTTGTTCTTGGTCGCGCGCATCTTGTCGAGGATGAACTCCATCGCCTCGATCTCGTCCATCGAGTACAGCAG